CCCCGAGCTGGCCCCCGAGCTGGACCCTGAGCTGGCCCCCGAGCTGGCCCCAGAGCTGGCCCCAGAGCTGGTCCCTGAGCTGGTCCCTGAGCTGGCCCCCGAGCTGGTCCCTGAGCTGGCCCCCGAGCTGGCCCCAGAGCTGGCCCCAGAGCTGGTCCCTGAGCTGGTCCCTGAGCTGGTCCCCGAGCTGGCCCCTGAGCTGGCCCCTGAGCTGGCCCCCGAGCTGGCCCCAGAGCTGGCCCCAGAGCTGGCTGATGACGGTGGCGGCGTAGATGCAGCCGAGGGGTGAGTCCATCCAGATCGTCAGGAGCGGCGCGGGCAGGCCGTGGACGTCGTAAAGGCGCTGTACGGCAGCGGTGGCGGTGTCGCGGCCGGGCTGGCGGAGGGACAGGGCGGTGGTCATCCACTTGTCGCGGGTGGCGGTGATGCGGCCGAGGTCGGCGGTGGTGAGGGTGCCCGTGTAGCTGGCGGTGGCGGTCATGGGTGCCGGGTCCTTTCTGGCGTGGTTTTCCAGCCGCGGACGATGCTGATGAAGTCGCGCGTTTCGCCGGGCGTGAGCTTGTCGCCGTCGTGGGGCCGCCCGGGGATGCGGCGGGCGGCGCGGGCGACCAGGTAGCGGGCGTGACGTGCCGGGTGCCGGGCGGCGCGCAGGATGCGGACGGCGAGGATGAGGATGAGGGTCCAGGTGATGAGGGCGCGGATGGCGGCGGCGCGGCGGAGGCGGGCGGTCCGCTCGTGGCCGGCCAGGATGCTGGCGGCGTAAGCGCCGCAGCCGGCGAGGGTGAGGATGACGGCGGCCCAGGCGGCGATGATCATGACGCGCCGCCCTGCGTGCCCGCTTCCCAGCAGGCGGACACGAACAGCGCCGCGAATTCCTCGGCCAGCGACGCCGGCAGTCTCACGCCGTCGGCCGACAGCCAGCCGCCGATGTAGATCGCGACGGTGCCGTAGTCGACGCCGACGCTGATGATGCCGTCGTCGGTGTCGATGTGCCCGGTCTCGCGGACGTGCGGGTCAGCCATTGACGGCCTCCCAGATCCACGGCTCGCCGGGATTCTTGGTGCGCTGCACGAGACCTTTTCGCTCCATCTGTTCGAGCGTGGCGCGAATCGCGGCGACGTTTCTGCGCGACGTGCTCTGGCCCAGCGTCACCGCCAGGTCGCAGGCACTCTGCGGGCGCCCCCTGAGCGCGTCGAGCCAGGCGGGCGTCAGGCCGTCATAGTGGTCACTCATCGCACGCCACCCGGTGCCCGGCTGCGGTGGTCAGGTACCCGCACCGGCCGCAGCGGCTGGCCGGCGTTACGGGGGGGGGCGCAGGTGCCGGCCCCGGCTCGGGGACTGCGGCCAGCGCGGCCAGCTCGTCGCCGTCCGGGGGGTCCCATCCGGTGCCGGGGCCGACGCAGTTCGCCCCGGTGCGCTCGGCGGCCAGCGCGGCCAGCCGGGCGTCTGCCTGGGCGCGGGCGCGCTCCATCTCGGCGTTCACCGCCCGGTGCCGTTCGCGGGCCGCGATCACCGCTGGCGGCTCCTGACGGCCGCGGGAGGGGTCGTAGAACTTCGGCGGCCGGGTGTCGCTGGCGCGGGTCATGGCGGACCGGCCGTCCCCTGCAACGCGCGGCTCAGTCATCGCCGTCTCCTAGCTGCTTCTCCCACTTGGCGATCTGGACCTGGCCGACGCGGGCGCGGTACCCGTCGCTGACCTGGCAGAACCGGCCGAGCATGTCGCGGGCCAGGGCCTCGAGCGCGTCGATCCTGGCGGCGGCGTGGTTCACGGCGTCGATGCAGAGCGCCACTTCGGCGAGCATGCGGTATTCGCAGCGCTCGTCACTCTCCGACTCGCAGGCGGCCTCGTACAGCACGTCTCCCGCGGTGATCTGCTCGTGCTCAGGCATCACTGTCGCCTGCCTGCTCGCGCCCGGCCATGTACTCGATGAGCTTCTCGCGGTCGCCGCCGAACCCTTCGAGGGTGTCGGCGAGCTTGCGCGCTTCGGTGAACGACAGGTTTTTGGTGGACCGGCCATCCGCACGGGGCCCGGTGAGCGGCGCGCGCCCGGTGATCGTCTCGGCGATCTTGAGTTTCTGCTCGCGGTCCGCGGTGGTGAACCCGAGGCCGCCGAGGATGATGTGCAGGCTGGTGAGCTGGTCTTCGCTGGCCGACCCGGGCTCGTCTTCCGGCGCTTCAACAGAAGCGGCCGGACCGTTGGAATGAGGCTCTGTCGCTCCAACGGAACTTGAGGATTCCGGGTCCTGCGGCGGAGGCGGCTGCGCACCCCGAGACGGCGCGGCCCCGGCAGCCCTGGGGCGTGCTTCCCGCGCCGTGCGCTCACCAGCGGTCCTCCGCTGCGCCCCGTTCCGGGGCTCGGTGCGGGGCTGGCTTCGGGTGTCATCCTCCGCCGCAGGAGTTTCCGCGCGGCCGAGGTCCTCGACATCGACCGGGGTGGCCGTCTTGAGCAGCTCGCCGCGCTGCCGGATGCGGTTCTGGACGTGGTTGGCCTGGCGTGGCGTGCACCGGCCGTCGCGGGCGGCGGCGGCGGCTTCGAGGAAGATCTGGTTCCCGTCTTCCCTGGTGGTGAAGGTGAGCGCCGCTTCGAGGGCCTGCTCGTACCAGGTCGGGCCGTCGTCCTGAGGCGCCGGGGCGCTGTCGTCTTCTTCCCGGTCAGTGAATATGCCCCCGGCGGCGGTGGCGTCGACTGTGGCGCCGACGATGGCCCGCTTCTGGGCGCGCTTCATGAGGGCGTTCCAGTCCGCCCGGTACTCGCCGCGGTCCTTCCACTTGGTGGGGTCGGCTACCCGGCCGTACTGCTTGGCCCATTTCCGCTCGTTGTATTCGGCCTTGCGCTGGACCTCTTCGGCGGACTGCCAGAACTTGCTCTCGTCGTAGTCGGCGGTTCCCTCGCAGGTGGCGAGGGTTTCGCGAGTGCCGTCGGGGAGCCGCTTGGTGACGACGGCACGGTAGGTGATGCCGTGCTTGCGGCCGTCATCGTCGCGTTCGACTTCGACGCGGTCACAGGTGCAGCCGAGCTGGAACCACTGCAGGAGCTTCTGCGCGCCGGGCCGCCACAGGCTCTTCTCGTCGCCGTTGGTGCCGGGAATGTGCCCGTAGTCGACTCCTTCGCGGAGGACGGCTTGGGTGCAGGCGCGTACCTGGTCGTCGAGGGCCTTGGCCGACTCGGGTGTCATGACGATACCGGCCTGGTACTGGCCGATCCCGGCGGCGGGCTGGTAGACGTCGATGTCGGTCATGGCCTAGTCCTTTCGCGCGGCCGTGTTGGTGGCGGGTGCGCCGCCCGTCTCGTCCGGCCGCAGGTTGTATGTCTGGTAGTCATCGCAGTAGCCAGGACAGCCGCAACCACCGCAGGCGAAACAGTGCTGGTGTCGGCAGGCGAAAAACCCCTGGTAGTCGTAGCAGTCCTCGTCGTGGGAGTGGTCGCACGGCTCGTAGTCGTCCGGTTCGGCCTCTTCGCCGGGCTGGCGGCAGCACGGCAGTCCCTCGAGTTCCGGCGGATGGTAGGCGTGCGGCTCGGGGCCGTTCGGGCAGTCGTCCCGGTAGGTGCGGCATAGCTGCTGTCCGTCGGTCGCGGCGGCCATCAGTTCATCCCGCTGGCCAGGGCGACGGCGAGGTCGCGCCAGTCGCCGCTGCAGGTGGCGACCTGCGCGTACGCGCCCTCGTAGCCGTCGGCTTCGGCGGAGGCGTCCCGGTGGTCCGGGCATAGCCCGTCTGGGGTCTTGCGGCAGCCGGCGCAGAACCCGGTTTCGGTGCGGCGGGTGATGGCGGCTTCGGCGAGCGCGGCGAGGATGAGTTCCCGCAGCGGGATGGTCACCAGGTCACCCCGATTGCGTCGTTCCACTCAGCGGCGAGGCCGCTGTCCTGCGGCAGGGTGAGGGTGATGCCGCCGAGTGCGGTGGCGGCGGCGAGCGCGAGCGTGGCGTGCACCTGGGCCAGCGCGGTGATGCGCCCGGCCTGGAAGTGCATCGCGGTCCGCACCTCGTCGTCCCGGCTGGCGAAGATCGCCGCGTCGACTGACTGCGCGTCGGCGGCCAGGCGCTCAGCCCGCTGGTAGTGTCCCGGCCCGGTCACCGGGTCACCTCCGCGACCTGCTCGGCGTATTCCGGGTCGATCGCGGTCAGCCATTCGTGCCGGTCCGCCTGCGTCAGCCCGGTCCGGGTCATGGTCGCGGCGGTGAGCGCGGCCAGCCCGTGGCCTATGGCGCGGGCGAGCATCGACATCTCGTGCGGGCAGCCGGAGTGCGGGCAGCCGTATGAGCACGGGTCGGCGTCGCCGGAGAGGATCAGGTCGGCCTCGCGCCAGTGCCCCGGCCCGTTCACGTCGCCGCCTGCGCGGGCTCGCTGATCTCATCGGCCTGCGCGGCGCCGGGCTGCGCCCGGGCGGCCGGGTCCGGGTCGCCGGCGCCGGCGAGGATCAGGCCGGCGATGTGGCAGATCCCGGCCTGGGCCTGCAGGGCCACCCACTTGGGCGGCTGACCGCCGGCGAGGCGGTCCGCGGTCAGCTCGGCGAGCCCGTTGAGGGCCGCGGCGATCTCCCGGGGGCTGTATCCCGTGCCGGGGCCGGGTGCGCCGCCGGTCACGGCGCCGCCTGGCCGGGGGCGGTGCGGTCCCGGGTGTCCTGCGGTGTCTCCGGCCGCTGCAAGGGCAGGCCGGTGTCGCCGTCCTCGGGCCGGTACCAGGGCAGGTTGCCGGCCCAGCCGTGATTCCAGCCCCCTGGCGGTTCCCATTCACCGCGGTCGCCGATCAGGTGGGTGACGGCCTCGCGGTGGGCTTCGCCGATGATCGACCCGGCGGGGAGTTCCTCGCCGCGCTGCACTACCTGGTCGGCTTCGTCGACCCGGTAGCCCATGCCGCGCTGCTCGAGGTAGGCCCACTTGAGTTTGAGGAAGGTGTGCGCGGCGCGGAGCCGGTCGTTCCAGGGGATGCCGGGGCCGCTGGTGTTGACGGTCATGGTCCAGCCGTTCCCGGCTGCTGAGTGCGTCCGCACCGCGCTGGCGGCCGGCCGGGGCTGGGCGCGCAGGGCGGGGAGCCGGGCGGGCGGCGCGATGCCGCGCCGCTCCGCGTACCCGGGGGCCGGATGCCATGTGGTCTCGGCCCCGATGCCGGTGAAGTGCCCGTGCGGGTGTGCCTGCGGGGCGGCGGGACGGTCGTCCGGGGGTCCCCATCCCGTGGCGTCATAGTCACGGGGGGCGCCGTAGACGTCGGCCGGGTCGAGGCCGGCGCCGGACGCGCCGCCGAACGCGATGGTGGTGCCGTCCTGGCCGGCGGGGCCGGCCTTCTCGAGGAGTTCGGTGACGTCCTGGCCGTCGTCGGGGAAGTCGCCGTCGAGGACGGGCCTGCGGCCGGCCTGGCTGCGGTGGGAGCGGCGGCGGAATCTGGGGAATGTCACTACTGGTAGTCCCTTCGGTCGTTTTGCTATCCTTGGACCTGGTAGTCCCTTGGGGCGTCGTGTCAGCGGCGCCCCGTTTTTTTGCGTCTCAGGCGGCTGAGACCAGCCGGGTGATGTCCTCTGCGGGCCTGTAGCAGAGCCGGGTGTTTTCGCGCACCACGACGCGGGCGATGGCGGGAACTCCGTCCTGCGGCGGGTGGACGTGCAGGCCGGCGGCGTGACCGGAACCGCACGCGGAGCCGTCGCAGTCCACTTCGAAGGCGCTCAGCGGGAACTGGTTCAAGTCCATGGATTTCTTCTTTCGCGTCTCAGGCGGCCGGGACCTTCGGCTCCGGTTCGCTCTCGATGTCGTCGTCGCCGGTCCAGTCGCTGATGTCGCTGACTTTGACGGGCCTTGCCGGCGTCGACAGGACGCGGGCAACCTGGCGCAGGAGCGGGACGCCTCGCGGATTCGGCGTTTTGCGCCCGGTGAGGTCGTAGATGCTCGACGGCTTGCAGCCGACCTTGCGGGCGACGTCGGTGACCAGGTATCCGCGTGCCCTGATCAGCGCGCGGATCTTCACCTTGTCCGGCCGGGCCGAGGGGATGTCTGGCATGCGACGACAGTAGACGGTACTAGGAGATGACGTCAAATCATCTTCGGGGAATTTTCGACACCGGGATATAGCAGGAACTTAGAGGGAAGTTTGAGGGATGCGGCGTACGCTGGCAATTTCTCGCTACGATGAGGTTGCTTGACGGCAACCTCATTGCCGTTCACAGTCAGATACGGGGCGGTACTTCCAGGCGCAAAGGGGACACGATGGCATCAGGCCTGCGGCCCATAGAAGAGGCTCCCCCCGAGGGGCGGCGGCTGCTCGGAGTGCTCCTCGGGCAGCGCCGCACCGAACTCGGCTACACGCACCTGCCCGCGTTCGCCCGCGCCCGGCTGCCGCTGACGCCCTCGGGCAACCCGAATACCAGGCTGCTCGCCGACATCGAGAAGGCTTACCGGGACAACTTCCCCGAGGTCAGGCTGCGCCAGCTCGCGCACGCCTACCTGGTGGCCTATGAATCGCTCGTCGCCGTCGCGCACCTCCGGTCCCGCGCCCTGGTCCCGGTGCCTCCCGCCGGGCCTGCCGCTCCTGTCGTCCCGGCCGAGCCGCCGGGGTGGATGCCGCCGATGACCGACCCGGCCCGCACCGCCTCCGCCCGGCCCTACGCCGACCGCATCTGGGACCGGCTGCGGCTGCTCGCCATCCGCGGCATCACCGACCCGGACGGCACCCAGGTGTTCCTGCGCGCCGCCGCCGATCCCCGCGACTACGACGGCATCGGCACTCCCGCCGACGCCAAGGCGTGGGACGGCACCGGCGAGCGGCTGGACCTGCCCGGCCGGGTGTGGCTGATCGCGGACATGCAGCGCCGCGACGCCGGCCGCGGCGGCTCCGGGACCGGGACGGCCAGGGCTTAAGTCGCAGTAACGTCGCGGGCGGCGGGGGCGCGGGAGGCGCAATTGCGCGGCGGGCCGTCACTGATGGTCCCGGATCGCTTGCGCGGCGGCTGTATACCGGGTGGGATGAAATCCTGGGGATTGTCACGTTGCGAGACGCCCGCCGCGGAGCGATCGGCCTGGGGTCAGCCCCGGGCGGGCCTGGCCTGGTTCAGGGAGGGTGGCGTCATGGCCGGTCCTGCGCGCGGGAGCACGGCCAGCCCGGCACCAGGGCGGGATCTGCGGGATGCGGCGGCGGCGGTGATGAGGGCCGCGGAGCGGTGCGCTGACCTGACGGGCGCGGAGCTGCGGACCCTGAGCGCACGGCTGCGCGGCCTGGTGTTCGACGAGGCGGTGGTCGAGGCGGAGCGGGCCCGGGCGGCTGATGAGGCGCTGGCCGCCGCGGGGCTGGTCCCGCCGCCGCGCGGCCGTCACCTGCGCGCCGTCAGCTAGGCGCCGAGCGCCGCCGTGAGTTTGGCGAGCAGCTCGTCTTCGTCCTGGCCGTGTATCTCGGCGCCCGCGTAGTCGCCCAGCGGTATCCACGCGTGCCACACGCCGTCGACTTGGCAGATGACGGTGTCGGGGTGGGCGCGGGCGAGTTCGGCGAGTGACCCGGGCAGCCGCGCAACCTTGTCCATCTGCCGGACGGTACGTGCATGCGGAGACGGAAGGCAAACAGCTCCCGATACGGGCGCGTTTTGCCGTGCGCGCGCACGGTTACGGTGCTACCGTCTCCAGTTGAGGCCAGCCCCCGGAACCGGTCACAGCGGCGCCGGGGGCCTGGGCAATCATTCCTGTCCGAAAGGAAACGATTACCGTGACGACCACCCTAGACGAGCCTGCCCCGGAGAGCGTCGACCCGCGCACGGCCGGCATCCAGGTCGAGGTCAAGCTCCGCGACTGGAACCTCAGCTACGAGTACGTGGCCGAGTTCCCGGCCGAGAAGATCCGCTCCGTCGACTGGACGCAGGTCCGCTCCGCCACTGACCATGCCGGTGCCGACAAGCAGACGCTGGGCGAGTTCCGCATGCAGATGATGCAGGGCGCAGTCTTCCCGCCGGTCGTGATCATGGAGCCTGACGTCCTGGTCGACGGCAACCACCGCGTGGCCGCCGCGAAGAGCCTGCGCCGCAAGGCCTTCCCCGCGTTCGTGGTGAAGTTCAGCAGCGTGGACCTGGCCAAGAGCTTCGCGGCGGCCATGAACCAGCTGAACGGGCGCCGGCTCACCACGCAGGAGGCATTCCAGGCGGCGGTGACCATGATGGCGCGGGGGATGGCCGATGAGGCGATCGCCCGCGAGGTCGGGCGTGCGCCGTCCAGCGTGCGGGACATGCGCCGCCAGAACGAGTTCGCCGAGCGCAGCTCGGCCATGCCCGAGCTGCGCAAGCTGATGGAGAAAGCGCCGATACCGGTGCGGGCACAGCAGAAACTGGCCTCGATCAGCCATGATCCGGCGTTCGCCGAGGCCGTGAAGGTGGTGGCCGAGACCCGCGCGCCGATGCAGACGGTTAACGAGATAGTGGAGGCGGCGGTGAAGGCGCGGACGGACACGGATGCGATAGTGGCCGTGCGGGCCAAGCGCGCCGAGCTGGCACCTGCCGGTCCGCCGCCGCACCGGGTGACGGTGCCGCAGTCGGTGAGGAACTGCCGGATGTGGCTCGGCGGCATCCTGAAGTTCCGCGCGAACGCCACCATCCTGCTCGACACGCAATCCGAGGAGACGCGGGTCAAGGCGGCCGAGCAGTGGAGGCAGGTTCAGGGCCTGGCCGCCGAGATGATCGACCTGTACGGCAAGCGTGACTGAGAATTCCGTCCGTGGCTCCGGCCGCTCCCGCGCCGGAGCCACGGACACCACCATGTTGATCTGGAAGGTGATCGCCGCCAGCCCCGGCATCACGTATGGCGAGATCCGGGAACGCGTCGAGCACGACATCCCGGCCGGCTATGCCTGCCGACGCTTCGAGCGCTGGTCCTATCGGCCCAAAAAGTACATTGGGACAGATCGGTCTCTCCCAATGTATCTACGGAAAGCACGGGGCTACATCCTTGCGATGGCTCTCTCCGACATGAAGCGCAACCGCAACATCACATCTGACGGCAGCGGCAAAGGGCAGCGGTATACGGTTGCGCGAGAACTGCATTACATGGGCAACGCCGACGCGATCGACGAGACCGGCACCAAGGCCGCCGAGCACATGGCTGTCGCCGAGGCCCTCCGCAAGGTGGAGCGCATGCTCGCCACGCCCACCGCAGTGCAGAAATACGGCCGGAAGAACTGCGAGGCTATCGAGCGCCTGGTCAGGACGCTCCGGGCGCGGGGCAGCGCGGATACCTAGAGGCTCGCCGCCGCAGCCGCGATCAGCCGTCGTGCTTCAGCGCCGGTAACCGCCTCGGCTAGCAGTGCCTCGGTGATCCGGTCGTAGATGGCCGACTCCGCGCCGATGAACCTGTCCTCGGACGTGAATGTCTCCACGACGGTCACGTCATCGGCGGTGAGGTAGCCGACCATCGGGGCCACGGCCAGCTCGACGCCTGGCGGGATGATCGCCAGCGTCACGTTGCCGAGCCCGGAGAGGGTCATCAGCCGGTCGAGCTGGCCGGCCATCACCTGGGGCGGGCAGAGCAGGTAGCGGAGCGCGGCTTCGCAGATGATGAACTCGAACGTCTTGCCCGCGTCGTAGAGCACTTCCTGCCGGCGCATCCGCCCGGTGACCGTCTTCTCAACGTCGGACTCCGCGAAGCCGTGCACCCGGACGGCCTCAAGGGCCCGGTACCGGGCGTAGTCGGCGGTTTGCAGCAGGCCGGGGATGAGCATGACCTCGAAGTTGCGGATGCGCTCAGCTTCCCGGACGAGCTTGTCGAACTCGGCCTGGAGCGCGGCGTGTCCGCGGCGCAGCTTGTGCCGCCACTGCTCGTGGACGGCCTGGGCCTCGGCCAGCAGGTCGAGCAGGGCGGGGATTTCCTCCGGGTGGCCGCATGCCTGCGCCCACCCGGTGACGTCATCCTCGCTGGGCATCTGCTGGCCGCGTTCCAGCTTCGGCACGCGGGACCGGGATTTCCACCCGATCTGTGCGGCCAGCTCTTCACCAGTCAGCCCGGCGTCCTTGCGCAAGCGCTTGAGGCGCTCCGCGAGGGCACCGGGCTGGTTGAGCATCTCTCCGGTCGGTCGCAAGGCAGTTCCTCGGTCAGGCGGCGGCGTGCTCTTCCGCCGGGGTGGCGATACGGACTGCCAGGTCCCGCCATTCGATGTACCGGGCCACGGTGCCCGGGTCGTCGCTGATCGTTCTCTTCTCCATCGCACCGTCGTCGGTGAACTGCATGTGGATTACCCGCTCGTCATCGAGCAGCCACCAGTCGTTGCCGGTCCATGCGGGCAGCCCGGCCAGCCGGGCCTCGCGCCGCGAGACGTAGCCGATGCGCTCGCCGGCCCGCGAGTGCCACGGGGCCGCCCACATCTCCCACCGCTGGTAGTCGGACGGCGGGTCATCGAGCACGCGGACGCGGCTGACCATCTTGCCCTCGGCCGTCAGCCGGCCGATCTCCTCGAGCCACGGCCGCCACCAGTCCAGCTCCGTGGGCGGCACCGGCGACCCCGCGAGGAAGCGGTCGAAGTCGGCCTGCTCGTAGCCGAGCGCGTAGGTGCTGCGCGTCTCGAGCCTGAAGGCCGACCGCCTGAACGACCGGAGCAACTCGTCCGACCACTCCAGGTCTTCGTCAGCCATCAAGGCCCCGGATGCGGTCGATGACGTTGGCCGGGACGAACACGGCATCCTCGTCGCCGCCGAGGTCGCGCAGATGCGCCCTCGTCTCGGCGTCGAGCGCCTTGCCCTGGACGACGTAGCCGCCCGGTGCCTCGTACATGGCGGGGCAGTTGCCGACGTTCGACGCGTCGTCTTTCCACATGAACTTGAGCTGCATCGCTGGTCCTTTCTCGCGCCAGGTTCCACCTTGATTGTTCTCCAAGGTGCCCCGGCCGTCCAGCGTAGTCCGGCCGGGGCATGGAACCTGGCCCTCTGATTCTAGAACATCAGCGTTCAGGCTTGAATGTTCGCGAACATTGACTTACGGTGAAGACGTGGAACCGGAAACTGCTGAAATCGCGGAAGCCCCCGTGCTGCTCATGCCCGGCGTGGCCGCCCGCAGGGTCGGGGTTGTCGCTCGCACCCTGGCGAACTGGCACCGGGCCGGCAAGATCACCGCAGTCGTCACGTTCGGCGGCCAGCGCCGCTACCCGGAACCCGAGATCACCGCGCTCGCCACCAGCCAGACCGGGGCGGCGGCCTGAGGTGCCTCTCCCGATCGCCCAGGTCCGCGTGCTCCGCCTTATCGCGGACACCGGCCCCGCCACCGCCCGGCAGGTGACCAGGGGCCTGCGCCTGGAACGCGTCATCACGCAGAACGCGCTGAGGCTGCTCACCGATAAAGGGCTGGTGACCGCGGATCACTTCACGGTCCCCGTGTCCTACAAGATCACCAGCGCCGGGCACCTCGCCCTGGCCGCCGGGGGCGGCGAATCCTGATGCCTTTTCGCACACAAGACGAGAGCGGTCCCGCCCGACACGGGACCGCCCTCAACACCCGTCTCACCCGGTTTGCACGCCCAGGAAGGCCCGCAGATGCCCAACGTAACACAGCCCCCCGACAGCAGTACGGACCGCCCGCTGCGCCCGCCGAACGTAACCCCGGAGTGGGTCGCGGAGCTGGAGTTCTGGGCGGCCGAGCGGGGCCTGCCGCCCGAGCCGTGGCCGCTGCCGTAACCCGCACCTGGCGGCGGCGGTCTTCCCCGCCGCCGCCGCCCAGCGTCCGGGTTTGCACGGAAAGGAAGGTGACCCGGTGAGCCGTCACCAGGGATGGCGCGCGCAGGCCGCGTGCGCCAGCACCGACCCCGGGATCTTCTTCCCCCGGACCGGCGAGTCGGTCCAGCCGGCCAAGGCCATCTGCGCCCGCTGCCCGGTCACCGCGCAGTGCCTCGCGCACGCGGTCAGCGTCCCGGAGCAGCACGGTGTATGGGGCGGCCTGGCCGAGCGGGAACGGCACGGCCTCGGGCCCAACAAGCAGCCATCGCAGTTCCGAAAGGTAGCCGCCTAGCCATGCGCGCGTTCTTCCGCCTGATCCTCAACCTCGCCCTCCTGGTGTCCGCAGCAGCCGCGATCGGCTGGCTCACGACCCAGGAGGCCTATCACCACGCATCCCGCGACGCCCGGATCGTGATGGTGGCTGCTGTCGCCGCCGGCTTCTTCATCGTCGCCTGCATCGTCCTTCACGCGGTCCCGTCGAAGGCGCAGCTGGCCAGGCGCAGTAAGGGCAAGGGCGGCAGGCTGTCCTACCCGTACGCGGCCCCGGCGAAGCGCGGCAGGCGGGCGTCGTGATCGCCGCGGCCCTGCTCGCCGTCTCCCTGCTCGCGCCTGCCAGCGTGGGGACCGGCATCGGCGGCCCCGTGTGCCTGCGGGTCACCGCCCAGCCCGGCCGCTCCTACCCGCTCGCCGGGCTCAGCGTCTCCGATACCGGCAGCGACGGCGAATCGATCAGCCTGCGGGTCGTCCCGGACCCCGTGATGCCCGCCGCGCGCCAGGCCGCGCGCCTGCGCCAGGTGCCGCCCTCGTGGATCACCTTCGGGCCCTCGTCAGTGAATGCAGGGCCCGGGCAGGCGGTTCCCGTGACGGTCACCCTGAATGTCCCTCCTGGTGCCGCGCCCGGCCCGCGCGAGAGCTGGGTGCAGGACGGCACGGTCTCCGCCCCGGCATCAGGGCCGGGCGGCCATGCCGTGCTCGGGGCGTCCGCCACGACCACGCTCGTCTTCACGGTCGGCCCGTCGGCAACCCCGCCGCCGTGTGACGCCCTGATCCTGGCCCAGTCGACCGGGAAGTTCCCGCCGTGGCCGACCGCCGCGTTCGCGACGTCGGGATGGGCGCAGGTGTTCGCGAGGGACGGCGCCGCGCCGTCCGGCCGCCCAGACACGGCTGTACGTCCGGGCACCGCGCCGGTCGCCACGTTCACGCCGGTCGCGGCGCCCTCCGTTTCTCTCGCCAAGGCCACCATCCCGACGAAGCTCCCGGTGGACTGGAAAGGCTGGGCAATCGTGATCGGCCTCATCGTCGCCGCCGTATTCGCGGCCGGCAGAAAGCTGGGGGGCTGACCGATGGCCGGACGATTCAAGGCCGGCGGCCGCACCTACATCGACACCCCTGCCGGGCACCTTCAGGCTACGAGGGACAAGGTGGCCGACACGGCACGGAGCCGAGGTCACGACATGATGCACTGGAGCAAGGTTGCCAGCGCCGCACCGCCGTACTTTCGTGCCACCTGCGGGAAGTGCGGCGCCGGGGTGAAGGTCGTCACCGGCCGGGCCCCGGCGAACCTGCCCGGCTATCCGAGCCTGCTCAGGTTCCGCAAGGTCACCTGGTGCCCGGGGCGGCGACGCTGATGGCCGCCCGCACTGGCCCGGTAGTCGCCATAGCCATCCTCGCCGCCCTGCTGGCCGCATCGCGGGCGGGCGCGGTCACGCACCTCGGCGCCGCCCCGGCCCGGGACACGGCAGCCGCCCCGGCTGGTTACGTCAACCCGCTCGCCGGGGAGCGATGGGCGCTGGCCCGCACGGATCAGGGCGTCGACTACAGGCCGCGCGTACCGGAGCCGGTCCGCGCGATCGGCGCCGGGACCGTCGTCTTCTCCAGTACCGCGTACTGCCTGCCGCACGGCTGGCCGGGATGCGCTGAGATCGCCTACAAGCTCACCGGCGGCCCGGCCGCGGGGAACGTCGTCTATGTCGCCGAGCACCTGACGGGCCTGCTGCGGCAGGGGTCGTTCAAGGCTGGTGCGGTGATCGCCACCGCGCTGCCGGGCTACCCGTGGACGGAATGGGGGTGGGCGCGGTGCGACGGGACCGGCCCGGCGGTGCGGTACAACGGCGCCCCGGACGGCACGCCGATGCCCGGCGGCCTCGCGTTCGCCCGGTTCATGCGCGAGCTAGGCGCGGGCACGGCCCAGGATCCGGGTCCGGGGCCCGACGTCGTGAGGAGCTGCTGATGGCCGGGCGGTTCAAGGTCAATGGCCGCACCTACCCCGATACCCCGCTCGGGAAGGCTCGCGCCCGCAAGGACAAGCAGAACGCGCGCCTGGCCGACCACGGGCACCGGATGACATGGCGGAAGCTTCCTGCTGACCCGGTCTGGCGGGCTGCATTTCGCGGGACCTGCCGACGATGCCGCGGCGAGCTGGATTGCAGTGAATACGGCCCCCAGTGGCGGTCGGCGAGCAGTCCGACCCTCCTCAAGTTCATGGGTGTCAACATCGTCAAACGGTGCGGTTCGTGATGCCCGCCTACACCTACCGCCTGCCCCGCAAGTACCGCTGCCGGCCGCGCGGCAAGAACAGCTACGCGGGACCGGTCGTCGGCGCGGTCATCTTCGCTGCCCTGGCCAGCGCCGGGACCAAGGCCGCCGTGCACCACGGTCACGCCGGGCACACCCGCGCCGCCGTCACCGCCGTGATCATCCCGGCCGGAAGCAACCTCGGCACCCCCGCCGGCGTCGCCAGCGCCCTGCTCGCCGCGGACAGCCTGCCGCGCACATCCTGCAACCTCAATGCGGTCACCGCATGGGAGCGCGCTGAAGGCGGCGGGTTCGGGAATCAGGCGAGTTACGACCCGCTGAACGTCAACCCCGGACCCGGCGCGGGCTGGCCAGGACATCCCGCTATCGGGGCGTGGGCGTTCCCTGACGCCGCGACCGGCCTGCGATACACGGTCTCGACACTCAACAACGGCTACTACGGCGGCATCCTGTCCGCCCTGCGCGCCGGCAACTCCGCCCAGGCCGTCTGCAACGCGATCATGGCCAGCCCGTGGGCGGCCAACCGCTACGGCGGCACCCTGACCGCTACCTGCTGAAAGGTCGCCCTGATGCAACTCACGTCCGCCGACCTGCACCTTGCCGGCGTCGTCATCGCCGCGCTCACCGTGGAGGAGGTCATCCGGGAGGCCCGGCATCCGATGTACGGCGAGAGCAAGCCCGACTTGCTGGGTTCCGCATGTTACGGCCTCGTCCTGGCAGTGGTCGCCCTGGCCGTCTGCCGCGTCCTGCGCGGGGCTGAGGTCATCGCCATAGCCCTGGCCGTCCCGCTGGCTCCCGGCTGGGCCCTGCACAGGCTGAGCCAGCACCGGCGCCGCGTCATCAGCAAGGGCATCGACACCGTGATTGCCCAGAACCGGTACCAGGAAAGGCGATAAACGATCATGATCCTCGCTGCCCTCGGCTGGATAGCCGCCATCGGCCTGCTGGCCGCCTGCCTGTCTTCGGCCCGGCATGGCCTGCATGACAAGAAGTACGGCCCGTGGACCGGCGCCGGGCTGTACGCCTGCGCCGCCGTAGTCCTGCTCGCCGCCGTCGGCGCGCTCAGCCCCGCCGCCGCCGCCGTGCTGGCGTTCCTGACTCTCATCACCGCCGCCGGGCTCGCCGTTACCGAAGCCCTGAACCCGGCGGACGGCCAGGAAGTCGCGGCCGGCTGGAGGCTAGCCGCGGCCAGAGGCGCGTACGGCCATGCGGGCGCCGGCTTCGGCTACCTCGCCCGCGATACCCGCGGCCTGGCCGGCTGGCTGAAGGGCCGTCGGCAGGAGCGCGCAGGCAAGCTCCCGGACCCCGGCCCCGCGGCATCCGCGGCCTGGCCTGCATCACCCGTCACCACCTTCAAGCCCGACCCGAACGGAGCAAGCACCATGCCGCCAAGGAACGCCAGCGGGAACGGCACCAGGCCGCCAGCGAACGGCACCGTCCAGCAGCCCGCCATCCGGGCCAGGCGCCTGGCCGCGCAAGCCGGATCAGTGCCGGTGCCCGCGGGATGGGCGGCTGTCGTCGCCGGGACCGCGGACTTCGAGGCGGGAAGCAACGTCGAGCTCGCCCAGTGGATGACCGAGCAGGTTCTCGGCCTGGCCGCCTGGGCCGAGGCCATTGTCGAGCAGCACGAGGCCAACCGCGCTAAGGGCGTCGACGCGGCGGCTATCTCCATGCTGCATGACGTCGCGGACGCGGGGGTGGCCTCCGCCGGGGCGATGGCCGGGGCGGTCAGCCAGTTCTGCAACTACTTCGAGCTCCCCGACGCCTTCGTCGACGAAGGCAAAACGCTGGCGCACAGCGGCGACTGGCATCAGGGCAGCCCAGGATAAGCAACCCGACGTCACGAAGGAACAGTTCAATGCCGCTCGCCGACCTGGATACCTTCCCCCGGCCGTGCCCGATCCCCGGTCATCCCGAGGATCCGGAAGACACGGCCCGGCCGAGGGTGCCCGAGTCGGCGTGGCGGCGGTTCCGTGCCTGGCACCTAAAGGCCCCAGCGGAACGACTCCCGCTCACGGGCATCGCGGTGACATGGCCAGCCGCGTGGCTGATGCACCTGATCCACGTCCGCCTCCTGGACATTGCGGTGGCCGCGGCTGCTGTCACCGCCCTGGCGTGGCTGGTGTGGGCGTGGCACACGTGGAGGTACGACCGGGCCCTGGCCGCCCGCCGTCCCGCCCGGCAGCGTTTCCTGCCCAGCGAGGCGGCAGGTGTCGCGGCGGCCTCGGGCGGCTGGGTCACCGCCGCCGCCCACTGGGGTCCCCTCGCGCCGCCCGGCTGCTGGCCGACCGTCATCTACCTGGCCGGGGGGCTCTCCGGGTACCGGTGGCTGCGCCGCCATCCTGCCGTACAGGACGCGCGGGACCAGCGGGACGCAGCCGCCGAGCTGGTCCGCCGGAAAACCTGGTGGCACCTGATCGCCCACCTGATCGGCCTGGGCGGCTTCGACCTCGTGAACGTCATCCCGACGCTGCTCGGTGAGCAGCTGCTGCTGACCAGCGCCCCGGGGAGCCGCAGCGGCCGGGCATCCCAGATCGCCGGCCATCCGGAGGGAGTGGCGGAGAACCTGCTGCATCACCTCGGCATGGACTACGGCAATATCGATATCACGACCCCGAAGCCGGGGTGGCTGCTGGTCGACATCCGCTATGAGGACCCGTCGATAGAAGGGCCGGTCAGGCACCCGATGATCGACCCCGGCTCCCGGTTCGCTGACTTGTTCCCCGCCGTGGCGTCGGTGCGCGACCCGGTGCCGCTGCTGGTCGTCCCGGAGACAGGCGAGGTCGCCAGCGTCGCGCTGTGGGATGAGAACGGCGGGAAGGTCATCGGCGTGTACGCCGCGGGAGGCCAGGGCAAAACTACCGTGCTCAACGACCTCCGCGAGCGGATCACCGCGATGGATGACGCGGTGCTGCTGCAGGCGAACGGCGCGAAGGTCGGCGACGAGCTCGCGTGGGCGCCGCTGGCCGCCGGGACCGCGGCCGGGTCGGTACTGGCCGATGAGCCGGCCGGGACATGCGACAAGATCCTGGCCCTGCTGGAGTACGGGCAGCAGCTGATCACCGACCGGTCCGCCACGCACGTGATCACCGGCGACTCGGTGTTCCGGCCGACGAGGAAAGACCCGGCCGTGGTCATCGAGCTGGATGAGGTCGATGAGATCCTGAAGATCCCCGGGGCGCAGGCGGCGATCGAGTTCCTGGCCAGCAAGCGGCGCTCCTCCGCCGTCACGCTGGTCCTGGCCACCCAGCGGGCAATCCAGCGGTGGACCGGCGGCGGCGGCGTTATCGCGAACCTGACTGATGTCCTGATCGGGAACATGACCCGCGCGTCGGAATCCCGTCACGCGACCGGCGCCGATCATGAGATGCCGGATATCAGCGAGTACTCCAAGGGGCAGCCCGGCTATTTCCAGCACTGGGACCCGATGGCCAAGCGGGTCGTGGCCCGGGGCCGGGCGTTCAACATCGGGACGATCGGCGAGCAGCAGCGGAACATCATCTGGCGGCGTGACCCGGCCGCCCGGCCCGCGCTCCCGGGTCCGGAGCTGGACCTGGACGGCTACGGCCAGCCCGAACCTGACGACGACAGTCGACTACCCACGGCGGATGACCCGGACAGCCTGCGAGGCCGTCTCGCTCGCGCGGTCGGCCTGCTGCCTGGCGGTAACCAGGGACGACACGCCAAGGCCGCCGGCGCAGCCCCTCCCCCGGCCGGTCCCGCCCCGGCCGCTGCGCCCGGGCGGGCGGTGCGGATGATCCCCGGCGTCCCCGCTCCGGTGGCCGCCACGATGCTCAGGCTCCTCGCAGGAGAGGGCACTACGAGGGCGGCTATCGAGCAGGCCACCAGAGTGGGGAAGACGAAGGCGTACGAGTACCTGAACGCCGCCCGTAAGGCCGGCGTCGCGAAGCAAGTCGGGCAGGGCCCGGCCGCCCGCTGGCTACTAGCCGGTAACCCCGCAGGGGATGAGGTCCCCGGACCGGCCCCCGAGCCTGTGACCAGGCCTTACGGCACGATCGAGATGCTTGCCGATGCGGTCGCCGCCGGGCTGGTCGAGTGTAACGACGATACCCGGGAGATGCTCCTGAAGGCCCGGGAGCTGGCCGGGCAGGGGGCACCCCGCCAGCGAGGTCACCTGACCCTGCTGCCCACCGGGGATGGTGACCCGGCGGACACGGGAGCGGGTGACAGGCAGTGAGTAAAGAGGGGACGGGTGTGCGAGCCTGCCACGTACCTACCGCAGATCGTTCGTGCACCATCACTGGCCAGCGAACGAACGACTCCGCGAACGACTCCGCGAAAGATCTCACGAACGGTTTTCCGGTGACGCCCGGTAGTGGAAAGAGGTGAGCGGGATGGGTGCAGAGCAGGCCCGGGAGCTGTACATCCAGGCTGAGGTGCTCGCCGAGATCAGCGACCTGGCCGAGGTGGCCGGTGAAGTTCTCGCCGGCGCCGAGCAGGCCGGAGCGGACCGCGGCGCCGTCACCGGCCTGATTACCGCGATCCGGGCCCTCGACCCGGGCATGGCCGTCCGCTATGACGCGGGCAGCGCCTCTGACCGGCGCGTTAACACCGGCTACCGGTCAGAGTGGGAGTTCCTCGAAGGTGTCAGCGATGCTGAGGATCAGCTCGAGCAGCGCCGTCGTGCCGCCGCCGCCCTGCTTGCCGCCGTCGTGACGCTGCAGGACTCCGCGCTGAAAGCCCTCGGCGCCGCCGAGGCTGACCTGACTGCCGCGCATCGCCAGCTGACCGCCGCGATCGCCTGGCCGGTCAATGAGCCGTGCACCGGCTGCCACGGCGCGAAGCAGGCCGACATAGACGAGGCCGAGGCCGCGGTAGCCGGCGCGGACGACCGGGCCCGGGATGCCCGGCAGTCCGTCGCCGTGTGCGAGACCGCGGCTGAGGTCCTGGACGATCTCGCCGCCGCCGTTAAAGCGGTGCTCACCTGCGTCCGCAGGGTCCCGCAGGACCTCGGCGAGGTGTACGAGCTGGTGCACACGTTCATCCGCAACGGCGGCAGGCTCCCGGACTACGCCCGGTGGGTTGAAGGGACAGCGCGCCACGGGGTGGCGTGACTCCCTCAAGTCACTCATGAGAAGAAAGGTGCTCCTGATGAGCGCTGCAGCACAGGTGAACGGCCGCCAGCATCCCGCGAGCCGGCCGACGCAGGTCACCATGGAGCCGATCGTCATTCCCGGCCGCACTGGCAACGAGTTCCGTGCCGCGGCCGGCCTGGCATCCTGGTCGCCCGCAGTCCTGGTGTCGGAACTAGCGGCACAGGCGCCGTTGCAGGAAGCCGGCACCGAGCCCGGGCCGGCTACGGCAGGCGGCCGGCTCGACGGCGACACGGCCATCCGCGCCCTGGCCGCTGTCGTGGTCCTGGCCGTCGCCGCGTTCGCCGCCATCGTAAGTTACAGTCACATCTTCGATCTCGGCGTTCACCACGGCCAGAACGGCACTGCTGCCAGGCTGCTGCCGCTGTCGGTCGACGGGCTGATCGCGTCGGCGTCGCTTGTCATGCTGCACGCCGCCAGGCGCAAACTTGACGTGCCGTGGCTGGCGCGGGCGATGCTGGCGCTGGGCGTCGGCGCGACTGTCGCCGCTAACGTCGGGTACGGCCTGCCGTTCGGGTGGCTGTCCGCTGTCGTGTCGGCGTGGCCGGCGGTGGCGTTCGTCGGGAGCGTGGAGATGGCGGTCAGGTTTGTCCGCGACGCCCGCCACGACAGCGGCAGCGGACAGGACAAGATGCCGGCCGTCCGCGCCTGCGACACCCGCCAGGCCGTGCCGCTGACCGGCAGGAATGACGCGCCACGCCAGGACAGGACAGCGGACAGGCCGCAGGGCGGTCAGGGCACGGCGCCGGTGTCGCGCAGCCGCGCCGCCGGCGCGTCCGGGCGTGCCGGGGCTGCTGCCATCCTGAAGGACAAGCCTGGCCTGCCAGACGCTGAGGTGGCGAAGCTGGCCAGGGTGTCGGTGCGCACGGTCCAGCGCGCCAGGAACGACAGCGCAGGGAGCACGGCATGAGCGAGACCGGGACGCCCCGCCAGAACCGCGAAGGTCACCCGTGCCCGCCGTGGTGCGAGACCGATCATGACAAGGCGCACGGTGCCGCCGGGCTCTTCATGTTCCACGGCGGCGCCACTGCCGGCATCGAGGTGCGCGGCAAGGCCGCGTCGGGGCTGCGGGACAGGATCTACGCGTGCCCCTTCAGCGCCGGCCAGCCCGGCTACGAGCCGGTCGTCAGCGTGGCCAGCATCCGGTACGGCGCCGTCGGCGCGGACCCGCAGGTCTGGCTGAGCGCCCGCGACGCGGGCGAGCTAGCCGGCCTGGTCGAGATGCTCGCCACCGCGACCCCGGCCCAGCATCGGGAGCTGGCAGCCGCGATCCGCAGGGCTGCCGCGCAGATCACGGAGGCATCCGATGGCTGACCTGGAGCAGCGCCGCCGTACCGTCCGCGTCCTCGATCTGCTGAGCGATTCGTTCGAGGCGCACGAGCGCGGCGACGCAGCCGGGATGGGCCGCCTCATCGATGAGGCCCTCGAGGTAGACGCGTTCGCGGTATCCGGCATCCAGGGCGGCATCATCATCGGGGAGATCCCGGATCCGGCCCGGGACTGGCCGGGGTGGGGGCTGTATGTGGACGCCGCGAGGGAAGCGCTGATGGCGGCGGAAGCGGAGGGGGAAGGTCCGCCCGGGCCCCGATAACATGACCATGGCCCGGTGCCGGATCGAGCACCTGCCCCGGGCGCGAGGACATAGGGTTCCCCGTCGCGAGGGTTGTCCTCTTTGAAACACGGTGGCGGCGGCAGTGGTCACTGACCGGCTGTGAACGGCGGTTGGGTCTTGGCAGTTCCCCGGCCAAAGAACTGCCGCCTGAACGGATGCAGGGGGGCGCGTGGTGCGGGAGGCGGACGCGGCGGCGCTGGTGGCCGACGTGATGGTGGCGCTCGGCCTGCGCGGCCACGACGTGAAGGTGACGCACGCGAACGGGCCGCGCCTGCTGCGGCTGGGTGCGCTGATGCTCGACGGGTTCGGCGTCACTGGAGACGAAGGGATGGCTGATGAGCCCACGACGCAACATATCGCCCGAGGAACATGCCCTGGCGCGGGCCCAGGGGCACGCTTACATCGCGGTCAACTGGATCCAGTGCCCGGCATGCGACAACCGGCAGGCCGGCCCGATTCACCGGACGAGTATCCGGCTCTGGCAGGGACGCGCCGACCGCGCACAGAGGCACGACGGTGTTGATCCGCTCAGCGGTGTCACGCTCGCAGATGCCGAACGCCACCTAGCGGTCCGCGCAGCGCAGATGCCCTCCAGTGCGCCCGCTGCTACTGTGACGACTACGCCACGTACAACCTGCGTCCGGCTGAGACAGGCGGCACCGATGACGGCCCGGCCTGACTACGGACCCCGCCAGCTAGCCGACTACCTCGGCGCGTTCTACGGCCAGGTCGACCGGGCCCGCTCCTTCGGCCTGCTGCCGGAACCGGACAAGGGCGGCGGCAGGCGCTGGTCTGCCGCCGCAGCGGACAAGATCCACGCTCGCTGGCCGGAGATCAGGGCGGCAGTAGAGTGCATCGGCGCACCCGGCCTCCGGCAACGAGGCTGGACTGAGGCGATGATCCGGGACCTCCTGGGGAAGCCGGACGTGCTGACTGATAACCCGCACTTCAAGACCGCCGCACCTAGGCGGCTGTGGCTCCTGCAGAAGGTGGAGGCGGCCGAGGCTACGCCGGAGTTCGCCTCGCGGAGGGACCGCGCCGCCCGCCAGTGCGCAGCCGCCGCTAAGGCGTCGGGAACCCGGAAGCTCTGGAAAGCGCTAGGGGGTGCGTGATGGCTAGCCTCGCCCCCGATCCCCGCGACTGGACACCTGACCAGCTCATGGAGTGCATATCTCTGGCGATCAGGGCAAAGGACTTCGAGGCCGTCCCTCACCTGATCACGCTACTGGCGTTCAAGGACGCGCACCTGGCCGAGACCGTGCACGGGTCGATGATGGCCGTGCTGACGGCAGGCCGGAGCGCAGTGGCGAGGGAAGGCGGCAGTGATGACGATCGATGAGGCCCGCGCCCATATCGGCGACGCCTATGACGCGATCCTGCGCGAGATCCCGCCGGCCGGCTCGACCACCTCCTGGTCCGCCGGCCGGGATCACCGGCTGCGCGTAGCCGCCGACGGTATGCGCATGGTGCTGGCCGCGCTGCTCGACGTCACCGGCCGGGATCCGGTTGATCTCGTGCGGGAGGCGTGCACGCTGCTGGCCGGGTTCGGCGCCGGAACCGTTGAGAGTACGGAGGAAGACCATGATCGAGGTCGGCAATAACCCTGGCAGCCTGGGCGCGGTAATCGTGCACTCCACCGAGTCCGGCCAGTTCCTCGGCTGCACCCGGGTGGAGTTCGAGCAGCTGGCCGCCGCGATCAAGTGCGGCGATTTCGACGCGTTCCTGGGGATGCGGGAGAAGTCGGCGGTGGCCGACGGCGGCGCCGACTGGCGCGAGCCAGGATCGAGGTAGACGCGGTGGCCGGCCTGACACTGAAGTGGAGCTGCGACTCCTCAAAGCTGCGGCGCGTGACGCTCGACATCTGCGAGCCGTGCGTCGAGGGCGCAGGCGGCGAGTGCCACACGCCGGGCTGCGCGTTCTGGATGATGCGGGCACCGGAAACGCCGCTCTATTTCGCGATGACCGGCCAGGAGTTCAACGAACGCTACGGGTGACGGCGGCGGCTCGCATCACCTCACCTGCGCGGATGCCCTAGACTCCTGACATCTCCTGATAGCGGCAACTGCGGGCAGGTGACCAGCGTGGGTGGCGATGGCTGATCCGGTTGACCTGGTGCGCGAGGCGTGCACGCTGCTGGCCGGGTACATGGGCGTCCTGGAACGCCTCGTCGCCGAGCCGTCCTCGGCGCCGGGCGGCGCCGCGGGCATGACGCCCCGCGCCGCTGACACCCCCGAACCGTGGAACGCCCCCGCCGGCCGGGCGCTGCTGGACGGCCATGAGGGTGCCCGCCGGCTGGAAGCCGCGCTCCGCTACGCGATCACCGGCCGCCCCGGCGCCCGCCGCGGCGGGTCCGCGGGGAACACCGCCGCCGCGCTGGACGCGATCCCGGCCCTGGCCGCCGGCCTGGATGAGGACGCGGGCGCCGCCGCGGTGCGGATCCTGGACCGGTGGATCAACGAGGCCCGCGCGATCCCCGCGATCGACGAGGCGCAGCAGTGGCGCCCTTTGCGGTCCCGCCCGTGCCCGCACTGCCGCTGTTTCTTCCTGAAGGTGCTGCTCGACGCTACGGGGCGCCCGGCCGGGCATGTGGAGTGCTTTACCGTGGGCTGCCGTGACGGGAGCGGGCTGCGGGCGGTCGCGGCGATGGGCACCGACGACCATGGCCGGCCGGTGCTGGCCTGGGCGGATGGCCTTGTCGAGACCGTTCCGGACCTGGACGGGTGACCATGGCTACTTTCCGGCAGGCCCTGGAAGCCCTGATCAACGATCACTCCATGGAGAACGTCTCCGATACGCCTGATTACATCCTGGCCAGCTACCTGGCCAAGTGCCTGGAGGCGTTCGACGGCGCCACGGTCGAGCGCGACCGCTGGCATGGCTGGCGAGACGGGACGCCGGGCAATGGCGGGCCGCTGAGGAAATGGCAGGAAACGACCAAGGCGGCCGGGGATGGCGCCTAGATGGCTGAGGCGGACCAGGGGACCGGACGGGCGAAAGGCCGGTGCCCGGACTGCGGGCGGGTCATCTCCGGCCGTGCCGTCGGCATCCAGCGCGCCGCCGCCGACCGGAAGTTCGTCGCGCTCTCCCCGCACGTCCGCGCCGCGACCCGCCGCCGGAACGAGGCGTGCCTCACGCGCGGCGGGTACCGCGTCGTCCCCCGCATCGCCGGCTGACCCGCGCGACCCCCGCGATATCGCGCTCGCCATAGCCAGGGAAGCCTGCGCGCCGCCGCCGCTCGGCCAGCTCGCCGCTAGCACCATGCTCGCCGCCGCCCCGGTGCCCGGCAAGATCCTGGAGGAGTGGCGGCATGCCGCCCTGGGCGCGTGGATAGCGTGGCCGCACGCTGCGGACGCGGTCCACGCGGAGGAGATGACCGCCGGGCAGCTCCGTGCCCTGCTCGCCGCCCGGGACAGCCATGGCTGAGCGCGACGAGGTCCTCGAGGCGGTAGTCCGCGATGAGCTGCTCGCCCAGGGCCTCGATGAGGACTCCGCGGACGAGGCCATCGTGACCATGCGCGACCAGGGCATGTTCGACGTGCCGGACTGGACGCCGTGACCGGCCCGCGCTGGCTGCGCTGTGCTGCGTGCGGTGAGCGCATGGCCGCTGACCTCTTCTGTTCCGACCTTGCGGTCCTGACGCTGCACTGGATGAGCCGCCACGCGGCAAGGTGGCTTCAGATGCACCCTGAGGACGCCCCCTACCTGGATGCCGGATGAGTGCCGCCCACGGCTGGACGGTCAGCGAGGCGTGTGCAGAGTTCGAACGCGCTGGCCTGCCCGTCGCCGAGGACCGGTTCCGCATGGCGATCCGCGCCGTCAAGCTCAAGCCCGTCGGTGAGAAGCCGTCAGGTGAGCGCGGCGGCCGCGGGCAGCTCCTGTACGAGATCGGCCAATTGCAGCGCCTGCACTCTGCTTTGGCTCCGTGGCTGATAGCGGCGCAGGATGGACCATGACGGATCAGGCGAACGCCGGCGAGCTCGCAACGGTGCTCGAGCAGATCGCCGATTACAGCTCTGACGGCGACATCCGCGCCCACGTGCGCCAGGTGATCGAAGCGCTTCGCGGCAACGGGCTGATCATCCTCAACGGGCCACCGCAGCACACGCTATCGGGAGACACGTGACGTCCGTCTCTTGACAGCGGGTTAAATTTCCCTAACCTGGCCCTAGGAGCAGTATGTCCGGACCCCCGAGGGCAGGCTCCGCCGCTAACGCCCGCATCCGCTCCGCGGGCATCCCCAGCGCGGCATCTCAGGCCCGGCGTCCAGCCCCCGCGGATACCGGGCCTGATGCCTGCCACCCCGCAAAACGGAGGATCAATCATGTCCTGGAGCCTGAACGCGGCCGGCCACGTCCCCGCGCCCGACCCGTCCGCAGGTGCCGCAGCCGACGCCGCGGCCGCCGAGATGGAGCTGTACGAGGCACTGAAAGCGGTCCTGTCCGACCCGAAGTACGGGACGAGCACGTCGAGTTTCGGCGGCAGCCACGTCTCCGGCAGCCTCCACCAGGCGGACAGCTGAGCCGTGGCCACCAGCCTGGTGAACGGCCTTGAGTTCTACGACGCCTGCTGGTGCGCGGGCACAGGCTGCGGCGGCCATCTCATGCCGCCATGGGGACCGGAGGTCAAGGTCACGCCGATCGGCTATCAGGGTGCGGCGCAGCACACGTACACCATGGCCTGCGACGGCTTCCATGAGCCCGGGCCGTGCCCGCCGTCACAGCAGCCCGTACGGGTGGAATTCGGAGGCTGACATGTTCGCAATCGCGGGGATTATCGCCCTGGTGATCGCAGCTTTCCTGAAGGTGGTCGGCAAGTACCCGGACGCGATCCTCTGGCTGGTCATCATCGGCGCCATCCTGATCGGCATCGAGGCCGCGTGGGGAGTCCGCCGTTCCGGCTGGTACGGCCGCCGCGCCGCATAGCATCACGACCATGGCTGAGACCTTCACCTGGCCGGACTGGCTAACAGGAATGACCGGCCGGGAACGGCTCCAGAAGATCATGGCAGCTGTCCACCGCTGCTACATGGAGCACGAACCTGGTATCCAGAATCCGAGCGGCCCGCATCTGACGATCGGCATGGCCGAGAAGCTCATCGCGCAACTGCTTCCCGGTGACCAGGTGCAATCACGCGCCGACGGCGCGCCGTCCGATGAGGACCGGATCCGCGATGCCATGGCTGAGGCGCGCGACCACCCCGGCCGCACCATCACCAGGTGACCATGGCTGACACGGAAGCCGAGCGGCGAGCCCAGCAGGCCATCTGCGAGGCTTTCGCCGTCCAGCCGCACGTGATCGGCCTCAAGCCGCGTCCCGCGCGCCTGCGGTTCCGGCTCGTCCGGTGCGTAGATCACGTCGCTGTCTGGCTCGGCGGCCATGGTCATGACCGTGCGGCCGTGCGGCTGTGGCGGCTGTCCGGGCTGTGGTGACCATGGCGAAGCTGCTGCGAAGGCTCAGAAGCGCAATATTCGGCAGCTCCTGGCCGGAAACGTGGACACAGTCATCAGCCCGGCTTGAGGCGGCGGCAATCAAAGCGCGTGCCTGCACCGGCGAATGGCCAGGCTGACCATGAGCTTCTGGCCATCCGGATTCACCAGCGCCGACCGCGCGGTGCTCAACGGGCTCGCGGCCACCATGAAAACCGTCACCACGACACTAGGGAAGATCATGAGCGAAGACGCCACCGTAGCCGCCGAAGTCGCCGACACCGACGCCAAGATCGGGGCGGCTCTCGCCCTGCTCGGCACCGTTCAGGGGCTGCTCACCGCCCTGCAAGGTGAGGGCGGCCTGTCCGCCGCCACCCTGGCCGCCATCACTAAGACGCAGGCCGACGCCGATGCCCTGGCCACCGCCGCGCAGGCCGACGTCACCGCAGACACGCCAGCCGCCGCCAGCTGAACAATGGGGCTGCACTGGCGGGCCAGCATCACGCATGACCCCCGGTTCGTGAATATCCCGTACTGGCCGCACAGGATCATCGTGATCGGCTGGGGCAGGCTAAGCCGCCGCGCCGTCTTCCACCCGAATCAGCCATGCATCTACCGGATGCACCTGCAGCATTGCTGCGAACACTGACCATGGGCGCACGTGTGCGCTGGCGCGGCACCACAGCACAGCGCGGCTACGACCACCGCCACCAAGCCGAACGCGAACGGCGCCTCGCCATGTACAGGCCCGGCGACCGGTGCGCCCACGGCGGCGAACCACTGACCTGGTGGCCGCTGACGGTGGCACGGCGTTTCCTGGACCTCCCGCACACGCCCGACCGCACCGGCTATCTACCTGGACTTTCCTGTCGCCGCCATAATCGCGGCGAGGGCGCGACCAGGGGGAATCGCAAGCGTGACAGGATCAGGACATGGCAGACATCACGCCAGTGGTGACCACCGAGGCATACCGGATCAGCACAGGCCGCGCCCGTATGCTGAACGGCGCCCGGCCGAAGTGGGTAATGGTCGGCCTGGAATGGGACGGCCCCGGCGTCCTGCTGATGGCCAGCGACCGGCTGTCACGCGCCCAGCTGGACTTCGAGGCATGGCGGTACGAATTCCGCGACATAGCGGACATGCAGGCGAACTTCACGCCGTCGCTGGCACTGACGACGATCATCGACACGCGGCCGGCGCAGGGCCGCAAAGACGGCTACGTGCTGATCGCGGCACCGGACTGGCCGCAGGCGATGCAGGCGCTATTCGGTGAGTGGACGCCAGGGCCGGAACAGCGCGCGCTAGAGCAGCGGTGAGCCACACATGGACGCTGCTGATCTGGACATTCCAGGCTGCGTTCGACGTGTGCGCGTGGCTGTTCATCACCGTGCTCTGGCTGGCACGACGCGACTAGCGCAGCGATGGTGACCGGCGCAGCGATGGTGACCGGCGCACATGACGCCTGCGCTTGCACATGCCCGTTGCGCTTGCCGTCTGCGTTAGATGGTCGCGGTTGCGATGGGATGGCACGACGGATGGCAGTGACAGGCAGTGACCACGGTCGGTGCGACCACCCGCCTGATGATCAGTGACCACCCGCCGACCTGAGCGACCACCCGCCGGTGCCTGGCACTCCGACCACCCGCGAGCCTCTGACCGGCAAGGATGGATCGCGCGCTTGCTGGAGCTGACCTGCCGCGACTCCGCAGCCGTGCGTCATATATTCGGCACTCAGTGTTACGTAACGGAGGGTGATTTTGGCTGATTCTGACGCCCTCCGGATGCGCCGGTCGCGCCGGCACAAGGCGGGTGATCACTCGCTGTGCCGCAACTGCGCGGCCCTGAAACTTGCCGCGCCGGCGGCCTGCGGCGAGGTGACCGACGCGCGGGCCGAGCTGCGCCAGCTGGCGTACCGGATGGCTGCGGCGCACCGGGAGGACCCGTCGAACGCGTTCCTGGGCGCGGAGCTGCGCAAGACGCTGCTCGAGCTGATGCCGAAGGGCAACGCCGATGCCGATGCCGACCTCACGGGACTGTTCGGCGCCTTGCAGGCCTAGGTTCGCCACTCCCGCCACGGACCGCCCGAACCTGGCCGCCGGGATCTCCAGGACGGCGGCGCTGCTCGGGTTCCGCACGTCGCTCGGGCCTGGCCTGATGCCGTGGCAGGACGAGGCGAACGCCGTCACGACGGAGCTGCTGCCGGACGGCCGGTTCGCGTACCGGCAGGTCGTGATCGAGGTGATGCGGCAGCAGGGCAAGACGGTGGACCTGCTGTCGATGATGGTCGCGCGGGCCTTGCGCCGTCCCGGCACGCAGATCAGCTACACGGCGCAGACGCGGCTGGACGCGCGGCACCGGCTGCTGGACGTGTGGTGGCCGCTGGTTGAGCGGTCCAAGCTGCGGCGGTTCATCGACGTGCGGCGCGGCTCCGGGAGCGAGGCGTACCTGTTCAGGAACGGCTCCATGCTGGGCCTGGTGTCCGGGACGAAGACCTCCGGTCACGGCGACGTGCTCGATTTGGGCGTCATAGACGAGGCCTGGGCGCAGGAGGATGATCACCTGGAGCAGGCGATGCGCCCGGCGATGATGACGCGGGACGCGCAGCTGTGGGTGGTCAGCGCGGCGGGCACGGAGAAGTCGGCGTATTTCCGCGGGAAGGTCGACGACGGGCGGGCCCGCGCGGAGATGGGCGTGACGGAGAACGGGTGCTACATCGGGTACAGCGCGGCGGATGATGAGGACCCCGCGGACCCGGCTACCTGGTGGCGCCGGATGCCCGCGCTGGGGATCACGGTGACGGAGGAGACCGTGAAGGCCGACTTCGAGCTGATGGACCTTCCCGAGTTCCGGCGGGCGTACCTGTGCCAGTGGCCGGATGTGGCGAAGCCGGGCTGGGAAGTCATCGGCAAGGACACGTGGGGCGCGGCGGCTGTCCCGCAGGGCCGGCTATGAGTGAAAGTCCGCCGGAAGTCGGCCATCTGCCAAGGTCAGCGCCCGGCATGTATTGTTACCGGCTCGTGAAAGTCCGCCGGAAATGAGCGGCGAGGTCGCGTTCGGGTGCGCGATCAGCGACAGCTGCGCCTGCCATCCGAAGAAAGCCCGGCAGCACGGCTCCATCGTCGCCGCCGGGCGTAGCGCGTCGGGGAAGATCCTGGTCGACCTGGCGCCGTTCTACGGTCACCCGTGGCTGCTGGTGCCCCGGATGGAGATGCTGTGGGCGAAGCATGACCCGGTGGCGGTGGTGGTGAACCCGAAGTCGCATTCGGGGACGCTGGTGAAGCCGCTGGCCGACGCCGGGATCCTGGTGCGCGAGGTGACGGCGCAGGAGGTCGCCGTGGCCCACGGCGAGTTCCTCGACCTGGTTGATGACGAGGGCCTGGAGCACCTGGACCAGGACCCGCTGACCGCTGCTGTGCGGGCCGCGCAGCAGCGTCCCCTGGCGGGCGCGCAGGCGTGGGACCCGAAGGTGGCCGTTGATCAGGGACCGCTGGTGGCGGCGACGCTGGCGACGTGGGCGTTCGCGCGGTGGGAAGAATTGGCCACGCCCGGCGTCTGGCAGGTCTAGGTCCGGAACGCGAACCGGAATACCCGGGTCCCGTCGTCGCGGATGCTGCCGGTCCAGCGGTACACCGCAGTGTCCATCAGCGGCCTGGTCAGATCAGGTCCATCAGCGGCCTGGTCAGATCAGGTCCGGTGGCGGCCAGCGTGATTTCCGGCGGGATCGGCAGCTGCCGCGTGTCGCGGTTGCCGGGGACGCACATCCGGCGGCCGTCGAAGTAGCCGCCGGTCAGCTCGATCTCTACCGGCGGATCGTCATACAGGTCCTCAATGCGGGACATGGAGCCCAGCTTAGGAGGCACCGATGCGCCTGTCCGCCGTCCTGCTGCTGTGTTCCCTCGCCGGGGTCCTGGGCGGCGCGTGGCTGATCGGCCGGTGGGCGCTGGGCGCGGCGATCGTGGCGGACAGCGTCGCGGTGGCCGCGTGGGCGCTGTTCCACGATGACGGCGCGGGCCGCCCGGAGCCGTCGGTGCATGAGGTGCCGACGCTGGCGCAGGTGCTGGAAAGGGCCCGGCGGGCCGGGTGAAGGTCGAGATCACCGAGGTCGAGCGGCTGGCGCTGCAGCCCGGCGACCGGTTGATCGTCCACGTCGATCAGCACCTCACTGACCAGCTCGCCGACTGGATCGAGCAGATTGTCCGCAGCCGCCTGCAGCTTCCTGCTGACGTTCCGGTGCTGGTCACCGGCCTAGGCATGTCCGTGGCCGTGGTCACGCCGTGAGGCCTGGAGAGGATGAGTCGTTCAGGATGAATGGCGGGGCGGAATACAGCCTGATCCTGGCTTTCGACTCTGATGATGCCGAATTCACGCGCGGATTCGAGGCTGGCCAACTATGGGAGCGGCTGGAGCGTGACGGCTTCGCCGGACAGCTGATCCATGCCGAGAACGCCGAGATGGTCATGCGCATGGCCGCGGCCAAGGGCCTGGCGTTCCGCGCGGAGGACGTCGGCGACGGCTGGATGCAGGTCGCTGTTGGGCGTGAGCCTGAGTGAGGCTGATTGACCGGCTGATCCGCCGGGACGGCTACTGGGAAGGCCAGGCCAGCGGCGCCGCGGTCCTGACCACCTCCTACGGGTCCCCGGACCGGGAGGCGGTCCTGCCGCAGCTGACCGCGTGGGCGCAGCAGGCCAACGCGTCCGCGTCACCGGTGTTCTCCGCCATCCTGGTCCGGATGATGCTGCTGGCCGAGGCGCAGTTCCAGCTGCAGGCCAAGGACGACAAGCACCTGTACGGGAACACCAGCCTGGCGGTGCTGGAGCACCCGTGGGGCCCGGACACGGTGTCGGGTGAGCTGATCGCCCGCTGCGAGCAGGACGCCAGCGTGGCCGGGAACTCCTACACGTGGGCGCCCCCCGGCGAGGACGTCCTGGTCCGGCTCCGCCCCGACTGGACCACGATCGTGTCCGAGCGGGTGGCGGTGGACAGCGGGGATCCCGCTCACCCGGGCTGGTACCGCAAGAAAATCGGCTACTGGCATGAGCCGCCCAGGTCGGTGACCGACCAGGGCAGCGGGTTCCTCGCCCCCGCGGAAGAAGTGGCCCACTGGGCGCCCATCACCGACCCGAACGCCACGTTCCGGGGCATGTCCTGGCTGACGCCGGTGATGCGGGACGTGCAGGGCGACGACGGGATGGCCCAGTACAAGATCCGGTACCTGACCAACAACGCCACGCCGAACATCGTCATCAAGTACGCGCAGAAGCTGCAGCCGGCCACGATCGATAGCATCCGGGACCGGGTCAACGCCCGGTACGGCGGCCCGGACAACGCCGGGAAGACCCTGATCCTGGATCAGGGCGCGGACCTGGTGCTGGCCGGGAACAGCCTGTTGCAGATGGACTTCGCGAACGTCACGCAGGCGGGCATCGAGCGGATCCTGGCCGCGTCGGGGGTGCCGCCGCTGCTGATCGGCCTGGAATCCATCAAGGGCGCCGGCAAGTCGTATCAGGAGGTCATCCGCCGGTTCGGGGACCTGACGCTGCGGCCGTTGTGGCGGTCGCTGTGCGGCGCGCTGGAACCCCTCGTCCCCGGCGTCCCGGCCGGAAGCCGCTTGTGGGTCGACACCAGCGACATCGCCGCGCTGCAGGACGGCGAGCAGGTCCGCGCGCAGGTCACCCTGATCCGCGCCCAGGCGCTGCTGGCACTGGAGCAGGCCGGTTATGACCGGATGAGCGCGGTCAAGGCGATCGAGGCCGGTGACATGGGGCAGCTGGAGGAGGCCGAGGAGCCGCCGCCGCCGCAGAACCTGCCGGTGCAACATTTGCTCGGGCAGCCCGGCCAGCCAGGCGCGACCGCGGACCCGCTGCCGCCGACCATGCCCAGGCTGCCGGTCGGGTCGACGTCGCCGGGTGACGGCGGGAACAACACGCGGCCGACCCCGCGGCCGTCGTCGGCGCGCCGGGCGCTCGAGGGCGCGAACGGCCGTGGATGAGCACGGCGCGGTCCGGCTCGGCGGCCAGGCTGCCCACCCAGGGGACACCGAACGCCTCCACGCGTACTGGGTGCATGGTCCCGGCGCGGCCAAGGTTGCGTGGGGGACGCCCGGGGATTTTGACCGGTGCGTGGCCGAACTCGGCAAGTACATCAAGGACGCGGCCGGGTATTGCAATTTGGCGCACCATGCGGCGCTCGGCATCTGGCCTGCGCAGCACGCGGCGATGGAGAAGAAAGCGACCGGGAGGTCCACGGTGACGGTGACGCAGCGCGCGGCGATGGCAACCGCGGACGTCAATGACCTGCCCGACGACCAGTTCGGTTACGTCGAGCAGGGCGGGGCCAAAGACGGGTCCGGGAAGACCGTCCCGCGGTCGCTGCGGCATTTCCCGCTCCACGACAAGGCCCACGTCCAGAACGCGCTGGCCCAGGCATCGAAGTCACCGTTCGGCGACAAGGCCATGCCGAAGATCAAGGCCGCAGCCAAGAAGTTCGGAGTTGACGTGAGCAGCGACAGCAACGGCAGCGCGTCCCGCGCGGAGCCGGTGTACTTCCGCACCTATGAGCTCGAGGACATCCACATCGTCCGCGCGGCCCAGGGTGACAGCACCGGCCGGCTCGTCGAGGCGTACGCCACGGCGTTCAACGCCCCCGCCGAGATCCAGGACTTCGAGGGCCACTACATCGAGGAGATCGACCCGGCCGCGTTCAACAAGGTCCTCGCCGACATCGGCCGCAGCCGGGCGGGGTTCGGCAAGGTCAAGGTCATGTACAACCACGGGATGACGATCCACGGCACCCCGTCCGAGCGGGGCAGCATGCCGATCGCGACGCCCGTGGACATCCGTCCCGAGGCCCGCGGGCTGCTGACCCTGGCGCGGTACTCCGAGACACCGTTCGCCGATGAGGTCCTGGAGAACATCCGCAACGGCGCGATCACCGCCCAGTCGTTCATCGGCCGGATCGTCCGCTCCGACCCGCAGGTCCGCGTCGGGGTCCGTCACCGGCCGCGCGGCGGGCAGCTGACCAGGGTCCGGCGCACCGAGCTGGGCCTGAAAGAGTTCGGCCCGACACCGTTCGAGGCCTACAGCGGCGCCGAGATCGTCGGCGTCCGCATGTCCGCTCCCGGCACCTGGGAGCCGGACGAGCACGAAGAGGCACTTCCCCCCGATGGTGAAGCCGCCGCCGGTGAGCCGCCCCCGCAAGGAGACGAGGGGCACTCGGCCCGGTATCACCAGCATTCGCTGTACGTCCTGAACTCTAAGGAGCTGCGGGAAAAGGCGGGGCTGGTCTGGTAACCAGACCGGAAGGACGTGGCGCATGGCCACGCTGCAGGAATTCCTCGACGAGATGGCGAGGATCAAGCAAGAACTCCAGCGGATGGAATCCGAGGAGACAGTCACCGAGGAGAACGACGGCGACTACCGCGACAGCCTCCTGACCCGCTGGGAGGAACTGGACGGCAAGTCCAAGCCGCTCATCGAGCGGATGGAGAAGATCCGCGGCATCACCCGCGCCGCCGAAGACGAGGACAACCTCGAACGTCCCGACGGCGGGACCGGGACCAGCGACGGGCGCTCCGGCGGCCGGCGCGGCGGGCCGGACCTGGTGACGAGCAGGTACCGCAACCCGTACGAGGACCTCGACTCGGTCAGGCATCACGTCGTCCGCACCTCCGAGCTCCGCGGCCGCGCGTTCGACGCGGTGGAACTTGAGGTCAAGCGCGGCAACCTGGCCCGCGATTTCGCCGAGAACGCCACCCGGATGGTGCAGGAGAACCCCGGCAAGCTCGGCCGCGGCGTCGCCGAGCACATGCTCCTCACCGGGTCCGAGGAATACCAGGACGCGTTCAGGGCCTACATGGAGGACCCGCAGGGCAACGCCCAGCGCGCCGCGCTGAGCCTGACACTCGCCAACGGCGGGTACCTGCTGCCGTTCGTGCTCGACCCGACGATCATCCTGACCAACACCGGGTCGGCTAACCCGTGGCGGCGGATCTCCAACGTGAAGCAGACCACGTCGAACACATGGAACGGCGTCACATCGGCTGGCGTGAACGCGGCGTGGATCACTGAAGGTAACGTCGCCACCGACGTCACCCCGACCGTGGGGAACGTCCAGATCACCCCGCAGAAGGCCGCCGCGTGGGTGTTCGGTTCCTATGAGGTGCTGGAGGACACCGACTTCGGGCAGCAGCTCCCCCGCTTGCTGGCCGACGCCAAGGACCGGCTGGAAGAGGCCGCGTTCGCGACCGGCGCGGGCGCCGGCGGCGTCCCGCAGGGCGTCATCGTCGGCGCGACCACCACCATCAACACGGCCACCACGCTGGTCGTCGCGGTCGGCGACATCTACGCCGTCCAGGGCGCGCTGCCACCGAGGTTCCGTAACGCTCCCGGGTGCGCGTGGGTCGCGAACGTCGCGATCATCAACAAGTTCCGGCAGCTCGACACCGCCGGCGGTGCGTCCTTCTGGACGAACCTGGGCAAGGGCCAGCCGGAGACGCTGCTCGGTGCTCCGATCTACGAGTCCACCACGATGGGCGGCGTCACCACCTCCGGGGCCCTCGAAGCCGTCATGGGCGACTTCGGGCAGTTCCTGGTCATTGACCGAGTCGGGGTCAGTTTGATCTATGAGCCCTTGGTTAAGGCCAGCGGCGGACAGCTACCTTCAGGACAAGCCGGTCACTTCACACTGGCCGCCTGACAGAGCGATCTGTCAGTGAAAACCGCACCGTATCGGTGAACCCCACCAGGCAAGACGGGGGAATACCGAGGCAACCCGTACCGGGGAGTCCGTAGAGACTGAGCGTGTGGCAACTCCGATAGACCTGCGAAGCCGGTACAGCCGAGCAGGGCTGGAGCTGAAGTTACAGTCCGGTCTGCATCGATGGGAAAGATGCAGAGCCGCGCAGAAATGACGCGGCCTCACTCACCGTGACGAGTGAGTAACAATTCGTGGTTCTTGTTCTGGAGGGTGGGCAGCCAGGTCGCCGTACCTGGCGCTTTCAGGGTGATGAAGGGCCTGTAAGATCCTATCTGGTTTACATTCTGGCGTATACTGAGAGCATGACAAATGACCCCGGTATATGCACAGTCGAAGGGTGTGGCCGGGTCGTAGTGGCGCACGGCTGGTGCCGTCGCCACTACGCCCGGATGTACCGCAATGGAACGCTCGAAGCCCGCTCCTGGGAGCCGCAGGGAACATGCACGGTAGATGGCTGTGACCAGCCTGCCTGGTCCGGCGGCCTCTGCGAGATGCACCGCTGGCGCGTCCGGGAGCATGGCGAGCCGGGCGTGGCTGAGCCGGTCAAGCCGCATGCCCGGAAGCCGCGCAAGCCGTGTCTCGTGGAAGGCTGCGGCCGGCCGCGCAAGGGCGCCTCTTACTGCGGTCTGCACACTGAGCGGCTGCGCCGTACTGGCAAGGTCGGCCCAGCGCAGCCGACACGGGCCAAAGGCGTCGTCAAGCCACGGCCAGACGGCTACATCCGGCTGACGATGCCAGACGGGCGCCGGGTCCTAGAGCACGTGCTCGTGGAGGACCTGATGAAGTACATCGCCGAGTATCACCGGGACGCCATGCTGAGCATGCTGTCCGGCTAGGAAAGCAGGCTGACGATGACGGCCAGATACTGCACGGACAGTTTCGTCCTGGCGACGATCCTGGCGCCCCCGTCGACGCTGGCCGCGGCGCCGAACGTCGGTGGTGGCACGTTCGCGGCGGCGGCCTACTTCTGGAAGATCACCGGGTCGAACGCACGCGGCGAGACGACCGCGAGCAACGAGGCGACGTGCTCGGTGGCGCTGAACGGCACGGCGACGCTCACCTGGGCGGCGCTCCCGGCCGGGACGACCGCGGTGAAGGTGTACCGGGGGACGGTCACGAACGCGGAGAACGTGCTGGTCGCGACGCTCGGCGCGGTGGTGACCTACACCGACACGGGGATCGCGGGCGTGGCGGGAGTGCCGCCCGTGGTGTCGGGGGCGGAGATCTCGTCGATACTGACGCAGGCGGGGGCGCTGCGGGACTCCGCGCACCCGGCGGTGGTGGCGAACCCGGCCGCGTTCAGCGTGACGGCGCCGGTGGCGGGCCAGGGGCACGTGAGCCCGGGGACGCTGCAGTATCTCGCGGTGCATTCGGCGGGACCGGAACTCTAGGAGGCTCAGATGGCGCAGCAGCCGCCGATGCAGGCGACGGACACGTTCGTGGCGACGATGAAGGACGGCAGCGATCAGCTGGTGACCAAGGGCCAGGTCCTGCCGTTCGGTCATGAGCTGGTGAAACGGGACCGGGAGGGGACCGGGACGCTGTTCCGGCCGCTGGACCTGGGCGGCGAGGATGAGCCGGCGCCTGCGAAAAGCGAGGCGAAGGCTGACCCGCCCGCGAAGGCCGCGCCGGTGAAGGCCGCCGGGAAGGCGCCGTAGATGGCGTGGACGCTGCCGGGTAACCGGCTCTTCGAGTACGTGACCCCGGCGACGGTGGCGCTGTCGCCGATCGTGTCGGGATGGTATGACACGACCGGTTTCACGAACATGCTGCTGGCGTGGGTGTTCACGAACTCGGCGGGGACGACTACGCCGACGATCGAGGGCAGTTTCGACGGGGCGACGCTCGACACTGACGTGACCTACGCGGCGCTTGCGGGAGCCTCGCAGCTCACGACCGGGCTGCTCGTCGCGGTCCTGACCCCCTACGTCCGGTTCCGTCTCGTGCAGACCACGGCGGACGCGACCCGTACCAAGATCTTCGTTCAGGCGAGGCAGTGATGACTGACATTCCCCTGTCGCCCGGCGCCGCGCCGCAGATGCCCGCCGCGCCGAACTCGGGCCCGGCTCCGGCGCCGTACGGCGGGCTGGACCTGTCCCCGGAGCCCCCGGACTACGCGGCGGACCTGGGGCCGCTGGCCGATGCGGCGGGAGCGGTGATGGCCGGCGTGACCGGCCTGGGCACGACCGAGTCTGCCGTGGCGCATGACATCGCCGCCGGGACGGCCGACGCGCCGTACTACCCTGGGCCGCTGTCGCCGATCAACGCGATGGGCGACGACGACGACGGCGGCCGCGATGACGTATCGGGCACCGTGGCGGGGGCGGTGGCGAACGCTACCGGCCGCTGGCAGGAGTTCCAGGGCGACACCGGTGCCGGGAGCACCATCGGTGACCTTATGACGTTCCCGCCGGGGCCGCTGGACCCTGGTGCGGTCGGCGGCCTGAAGGGCGGCACCGACCCGGCGGGGAGCTTCTACGACCCGCCCAGGGGCGGTACGCCGCAGAACTTCCCCAACACCGGCAACGAGCCGAGCTAAGGAGCCCGTGATGTCTGAGTTCTTCCAGCCCCTGGACCCGGCCGGCGCGCCGGACCCGGTGACGCCGCAGGACGGCCCGGCAGATGCGGCGGGATGGGCGCAGGTCACCCCGTCTGGCCAGGGCCCGGGCCCGGCGCCGTACGACATCAGCGCGCCGCAGGACATCGCGGGCATCGGCGGCGCGGTGCAGACGGCGATGGGCCTGTCCGGCGGCGCGGAAGGCGCGGGCCCGGGCGCGGGGATCCCGGACCGGCACGGACCCCGGCAGGCGCAGGCGGAGGCGATCCTGGAATCACCGCAGGGCGCCGGGGCGATGAACGTCACCGCCGGGTTCCCCGACTATGAGTCGTCGGACGTGTCGCCGGGCGCGAACATGGAGAACCCGGTCCAGGGGCACGGCGACTACCCGGGCACCACGCAGGGCGGGGTCCCGCAGTACGGCGCGGGTGAGGGCGGCCCGGTGCCCGGTGCCCCCCCGGGCGGCAGCATGGGCACGCCGGGCGGCGACTACCCCGGCACCACCCAGGACGGCCTGGCCAAGTACGGCACCAGCTGACGATGCGCCGCGCGGGGCGCATGACAACGACGATGATCTGAGGGAGACCCGCTGTGAGCGACATGGGCAAAGTACGTAAGGACGCCGCCGCCGAGGTGGAGCAGGACGCCGCGGCCGGGCAGGCGAGGCAGTCGGCGCAGGCCGCTGAGCATGCGCGGGAGGCGCGGGAGGCTGCCGAGGCGGAGCAGGAGCAGCAGGCCCGGGTGCACGCGGAGCGCGACCTGGCGGCGCAGGGATCCGTGGATGAGGCTCGGGAGGCGGAGAAGACCGCGAAGAAGCAGGCGGCCGCCGATGAGAAGGCCGCCGGCGGGGGCAAGTCCGCGTCCTGACCTAGGCAGGCGGTGAATCCGTGGCCATCACCGCCGCCGCGTTCAGCACCGGGGCCACCCCGGCCTCGACGGTTTCGGCGCCGGCCCCGGCCGGGGTGCAGCTCAACGACCTGCTGCTGATCTGGGTGGTGTCCCAGGTCGCGGCGATGACGTTCTCGGTGACCGCTGGTTCCGCCAGCTGGAACGCGGTCACGGCGGCGACCGGGCAGAACTGTTCCGCGCAGCTGCTGTGGAAGAACGCCGGCGCGACCGACGTGGCCCTGTCCGGCTCCGCCGGGTCCTACACGGTCACCGCGTCGGTCCTGCATAACATCGCGGGGATCATCGTCGGCGCGCCGGGCGCCGCATTCGACCCGGCGGTGCCGGCCAGCTCGGGGCAGCTGCTGTCGGCCGCCGCGACCTCCTACGTCGTCAACGGGGTCACCACTCTCACAGCGGGTGACCTTCTGCTGCTGTTCTGCGGCACTAGGTTCCCGGCCTCCACGAGCGGGACGATGACGCTGCCGGGCGGCTGGGCGACCGCGGTCGCCGAGCTGGACACGACGGTGGCGGCGGCGGTCGGCGTCGGCGCGATGCTCGGCACCCAGGCCCAGGTCAGCGCGGGCGCGACGGGGACCGCGACGGTCGGCCTGGCCAATGTGACCGATGACGGCGGCGGCCTGCTGGTCGCCCTCACCCAGCCGGCACCCGGGACGCGCGCCGCGGCGGCGCTGGTGGTCCCGCAGGCAGCTGTCATGCAGGCAGCCAACTGGTAACTACAGGAAGGGGCCAGCGATGGCCAAGACCGGATACACCCTCCCGATGGGCGCTCCCGTCGCGCTGGCCGCCGGCGTCGCGAAGTCCGCGCTCACGGTTCTGTGCCCCGCGTCGTTCGGGATTGACCTGACCAAGATGCGGCTCGGGTTCGACGGCGTGACCGCCTCGGCGGTCCCGGTGCTGGCGGAGTTCTGCGACAACACGGCCGCGTCGAACGTGACGCCGGGCACGAACAACACCCTGGGTACCGTGACCCAGGTGTACGGCCGGGCGATCGCGGCGGGGTTCACCGGGTTCTACGCCTCCACGCTGGAGCCGACGGTGCTGACCCGCTACGACTCGTGGACGCTGACGCCCAACGGGGGCCTGGTGATCTACGACTGGCCGCTGGGGTCCACGCACGACACGCCGGTGTCGGCAGGGATCTCCCTGCGGCTCACGGCCCCGGCTGCGGTCAATGCGAATGGCGCTTTCTGGTTCGAACGTTGCTAGCCAGTGAAACCTGAGCAGATCGAGTACGCCGCCCCCGGTCCCGGCCAGTGCATCCTGCACAACATGGACGGCAGCCTGCTCGTCGAGCGGGCAGACCCGGTGGTGGCCTTCCCCGAGTCGCTGGTCACCCAGGTCCGCGCCGGGACCGGCCCTGGGGGCATCAGCCTGGACGGCAAGACGCTGGTGATCGACGCGGCCAACCAGCGGGTGTCCTACCGGCTGGAACAATGCGCGCAGCCGGGTTACCTGCTGGGCACGCTGACCTGACCGCAGGCTAGGAGGCGGCCGTGGCGGTCCACGGACGCGCCTACCCGGCCCCGGCGGTCATCTCCCGGGGCAGCCTGGCCGACGCCCCGGTCCTCACGACCCCGGCACCCGTTGTCATCTCGGGTGCGCGGGACCGCCAGGCGTTCCAGGTCACCGCCGGGCAGGGCACCCCCGTTCCCGCGGTCATCTCCGCGGCTCCGGTTCCGGCTGTGCTCTACACGGCCACCTACGCTGCTGTCTACGGCGGCTCCGCCCCGGGTGCTCCCGCGGCGCTGGTCACCGGCCCGGCCGCGACCCCCGGATTCGGGCAGCCGAACGCGGCGGTGACGGCCCGGTCGTCGCCGGCCGACTTCGCGACTCCGGTCACCCCGGTGCCCGTGGTCGTCCCGGCTGCGGCCGCCCCGCGCTGGGGACTGCCGCAGCCGCCAGTCATCAGCGCCGCGCCGGGTGTCCCGGTCGCGCCTGTCCTGACGACCCCCGCGCCGGTCATCCGGCAGGCCGCGGTGACGGCAGGTTACGGCCAGCCGCAGGCGCCGGTCATCATCTCGGCGCCTGCGGTCATCACCGCGCCGCCGCCGCCGCTGGTCGTCACCCCGCCGCCGCCGCCGCGGGCCGCCGCACAGCTGGTCGTGACCCGCGGGGCGCTGGCCGACCCGGCGGACTCCGCGGGACGCCAGCCGCTGATCACCGCCCCGGCGGCCGCGGCGCAGCCTCCGGTCCCGGCGGTCCTGTCCCGGTCCTCCCTTGCTGACGCACCTGTCCTGACGACCCCGGCACCGCTGGTGGTCGCCCGCCCGCCCGCGCCGGCCGCGCCGGTCCCGCCGGTGATCTCCTCGGCGCCGCTGACCGCGGCCGCGCCAGCAGCGGTCACCCCGGCCGCCGTGGTGGTGGCCGGCCAGCCGCCGCCCGCACCGCCCGCGGCGGCGGTCGTCAGCCGCAGCAGCCTCGCCGACGCGCCCGTCCTGACCACGGCCCCGCCGGTGATCATCCCGGCAGTGGTCACCCCGCGGTGGGGCACTCCCGGCCAGCCTGTCATCTCCTCGGCGCCGTTCATCCCCGCCGCCGCGGTCCCGCCGCTGGTCGCCTGGCAGCAGCCTCCCGCAGGGCCGCCGGGCCCCGCGGTCATCTCCCGCGGATCCCTCGCCGACGCCCCGGTGCTCACCACGCCCCCGCCGGTGGTGGTCCTGGCCACCGCGGTCACCTCCTGGGGCACCCCGCAGGCCGCGGTCATCACGTCGGGCCCGGCATCCCCGCCGGTCCTCGCGGCCGCCACCCCGCAGCCGGTCATCGTCGCCGCGGCGGTCAAGCTGGCCGCCGCGCAGCCGCCCGTCATCCTGCGGAACACGCGCGCCGACCCGCCGGCCCTGATCACCCCGGCGCCGGTGATCGTGGCGCAGCCGGTGCGGTGGCCGCCGACGTTCCCGGTGATCTCCTCGGCGCCGTTCATCCCGCCGCCGCCGCCGTTCACCGTCGGCACCCTGACCGCCTCCACGGCGCCAGGCGCGGCGCTGACAGCCAGCGGGGCACCCGCCGGGGCCCTGACCGCAGCGGCCGCCACGGCCACGCTGACGGCCACCGCAAGTGCGGCCGGGGGCACCGCGTACGCGCCCGTCTACGGCCCCGGTTACGGGCCGCAGGAGGGCACCCTGACCGCGACCAGCACCAGGACGGGAGGACCCGGCTAGATGCCCGCCAACTTCACGATCCCCCCCGACACCCGCGCCGTCGGCAGCGGCAACCCCCCCGCCGACATGAACGGCGTCGCCGACACCCTCGCCGCCATGGGCGCCACGTACAACATCCTCAACGCCGCGTACTCCGGCGGCGCCGACCCCACCGGCGTGGCCGACTCCACCACGGCGATCCAGGCGTGCATCAACGCCGCGAACGCAGCCGGCGGCGTGGTCAACATCCCGCCCGGCATCTACGCGGTCAGCCAGCTCACCATCCTGACGGGCACCGTCATCCGCGGCAGCGCCTCCGGCAGCTACCCGGGCGAGAACGCCATCCCCGGGGTCAGCGTCCTGCGCCGGATAAACACCACCAACCTGGACGTGCTCCTCGCCCCCGACGGCAACAACCACTTCCGCATCTTCGACCTGGCTATCGACGGGAACAAGGCCAACAACACCTCCGGGTACGGGCTGAAGATCGCCGACGGCGCCGCCGGGCAGGAATGCCAGGCGGTCATCGAGCGGTGCTTCTTCCACGACAGCCCGTTCAGCAACATCTACCTGGGGAAGAACCGCCGCGGCGCCAAGGTCCTCAACGGCATCTTCAACTACTCCGGTGTCGACGGGATCACCGTCGCGTCGTCGGACAACGCGATCCAGCGGAACATCTGCGGGTCGAACGGCCGCGCCGGGATCTGCCTGGGCACCACCATCACCCAGAACTGGGCGGCGTCCTCCCCGTCGAACGCGGCGGCGGTCAACCACGTGGCCGACAACGACATCTACCAGAACCAGGTCGGCATCGCGCTCGCCGCGTCCGCGTGGGGCAACATGATCGCGTTTAACGGCATCGACCGGCAGACCCTGCAGGGCATCACCGTCTACGACAACGCGTCGAACAGCCTGCTGGGGAACTCGTTCCACTCCAACGGCACCGCGACGACCAACACCTACGGGCACATCGACATCGCCGCCGGGGTCGTCCAGGTGGATATCACGGGCAGCGCGTTCGGGCCGCTGGACGGCGGCATCACCAACGTGGCGTCGTACGGGGTGGTGGTGGCTGCGGGTGCCCCGGCGGGATGCATCATCGGGGATGTCGGCGTGATCGACGCGACATCCACTGTTAACGGGCTGATCAGCCTGCCCGCGAAGCGGCTGAACCCGGCTGCTGCCGCGTCGGCGGTGTTCCGGCCCGCTAACCCCACGGCCACGGTCAGCAGCACCCTGGTCATGATGGGCCTGGGATCCACATGCGCGTTCACCCCGGCCGGGTCCGGCAAGGTGCTGGTGAACGTCACCGGCATATGGCTGACAGCAACGGCGGCGGCGGGAGGCACCGTGGCGGGCCGGTACGGCACCGGCACGGCCCCGGTGAACGGGGCCGCAGTGTCCGGGACACGGTTCGGGTCCGGGCTCGCCGACTCGGGCCTTAAGGCCACCTCGCCGACGGCGGGCATCCCGTTCGCGCTCACCGACATCCTGGTGCTCACCCCCGGTACGGCGTACTGGTTCGACCTGACCACCGGCACGCTCGTCCCGGCGGACGCGGCGACCATCACCAACGTCAGCATGACCCTCGTGGAGCTGGCAGGCTGATGTCGCGCTACCCTGCTGGCCAGCCAGTTAGAGTCAGTACCACCGTCCGGGACGTCAACGGCAACCTCGTCAACGCCGGCGCACTCACCCTGCTCGTCAAGATCGCCCAGGCAGACGGCACGTCGCTCACCACCGGCACCTATACCACCCCGGTGAATGATTCCACTGGTGCCTACCATCAGGACATCCCGGTCACGGACCTCGCCGCCACCGGCCACTACCAGTACAGCTGGACCGCCACCGGCACCGGCGCAGGCGTCTCCTTCGGCGAATTCGACGTCTTCGACCCCTTCGAAACCAGCATCCTGCCACTGCAAGACGCCAAAGACGCCCTCAACATCCCCCAGACAATCACCACATCCGACACCGAGATCGCCGCCTACATCGCCACCATCCGGGCCAACCTGGAGAAAGCCACCGGCGGGCCGCTGGTCAACAAGACGATCACCGCCGAACGGTCCGAGATGCAAGCCGGGCAGACGGTCATCCCCGTCCGGCAGCGCCCCCTCGTCTCGGTCACCTCAATTACCAGTGCCAGCGGCGGCACGATCGACATCAGCGCGGGCCTCGACCTCGACGTCAACGCCGGGCTCATCCGCCGCCAGCTCGGCCTGCCGTTCTACGGCCCGTTCTTCTCCTGGCTGCCTACCTGCTTTGTCACCTATATTGCAGGTTGGGGTGTTTCTGTCCCGGCGGCGTTCAACGTCTTCGCCCGGATCGTGCTTCAGCACCTGTGGACGAGTCAGCGCGGCGAGACCGCGCTCCCCATGAACGCCGGGGAAATGGTGACCCCGCCAGGATTCGGCTTCGCCATCCCGAACGCCGCCGCCGAGCTGCTCAACGGCAGCTTCGGGGGCGTCCCCTTCTTGCAGGAAGCGTACGTGTGAGCACCACCCGGTTCGCCGCCGCCGTGACCGCGCTGCTCGCCGCCTACACCGCCGCCGCCCCGCTAGCCGGCATACCCGTCTACGACGGGGCGCAAGTCAGCGGCGCCTCCGACCCCAAGTTCATCATCGTCGGCCACGACGGCACCATCGCCGCCGACGGCACCCTCACCGCCACCGCCCCCGCCGGGAACTACGTCCAAGCCTGGGCCGACACCACCACCGGCCGCGAAGAAAACGGGTGGATCAACTGCGTCGCCGTCACCCAGACAGGCGAGGCCGCCGGGCTAGCCGACTGCCGCACCGGGACCGACGCGCTGCTGGCCGCCGCCGAGGACGCCGCCGCAGCGGGCGGCGCACCCCACCTGACGTTCGACGGGACCACCGACGGGCGGATCATCTACCGGCAGGGACCGAACGGCGCAGCGGTCATATGCGCGTACCGCGTCACCTACTCCGCGCCGTGGGGCTGACATGCGATAATGAATAGTGGGCTGGAGAGCGCGGAAACGCTCTCCAGCCCGATCAGCAACCCTGTGCGAGAGGGCACTGACATGAAAGAGCGTATCTGCCCGTGCGGCAACGCATTCACGCCGAATAGCATCAACGTGGCCAGGGGCGGCGGCAAGTACTGCTCCCGGGCTTGCTACTGGCAGTACACGACTCCAGCGCGAGGCGAAGGCAAAGCCCAGTGGAAGGGCGAGTCTGTCGGCTATAAGGCGCTTCACGATTGGGTTCGCCGCGAAAAAGGCAAGCCTGAGCACTGCGAGTCGTGCGGCGCGACTGAGGGCCGTCTTGAATGGGCGAATGTCTCCGGGCAGTACCGCCGCGACCTTGACGACTGGATCGCCCTGTGCCGGACCTGCCACCGCAGGCACGACTCGCCTGCATGCAAGCGCGGCCATGAGCGGACCGCCGAGAACACTTACACCGACCGGCAGGGCTATCCGCATTGCCGGCCATGCAGGAACGAGCGGCTCCGGCGCCAGCGCGCCGGGCAGCAGACTGAGCCGCCTCGGCGGAGCGCCATCAAAGACAAGTACGGCAAATGGTGACTAGCTAGGGAGAGCCTCATGCATGCCAGCGTCATGGACTGGGTACCCAAGACGCTGACAGCCGATGAGGTCACAGGCAAGCGGGTAGTTGAAGCCGGCTCGTACGATGTCAACGGCTCCGCCCGGCCCTACATCGAGTCGCTGGACCCGGCGTCATACACGGGTATCGACATGCAGCCAGGGCCGCGGGTTGACATGGTGATGGACGCAGCAGACATGCCCGGCCAGATCGGCGAGAATTGCGCGGACATAGCGGCTTCCTTTGAGATGCTCGAGCACGCGCAGGACTGGCAGGCGGCGACGGCCGGGATGATCCGCGCCCTGGCCCCCGGCGGCCTCCTCGTCCTGACCACCCGCTCCGAAGGATTCCCGTACCACGGCTACCCGGATGACCACTGGCGGTTCTCCGTCGAGGCCATGGGGCAGATCATGGACGCCGCCGGGCTGGACGTCCTGGACCTGCTGGCCGACCCGGACCCGATGTCACCCGGGGTGTTCGTCAAGGCCCGCAAGCCGGACGACTGGACGCAGCCCCGCTCGATGCGGAAGGCGTGGGCGGACATCGCCGGGGTCACGGTGATGACCGGGTGAGATGGCTGCTCATCCACCCCGGGCCGTCCTGGTCAGTCGCCGACGTATTCAACGGCTGGTCCGAAGCCCTCACCGGCCTCGGCGAGCAAGTCGAGGAATACCCCCTCGACGCGGCACTGCGGTTCTTCAACTCGGCGCTCACCGAGACCGGTGAGCTCCTGCCGTGCGGCTGCCCGGGGGTGCGGAAGTTCCTGGACCGCGAGCAGGCCATCCAGCTCGCCATCGACCCGGTACTCGGTGCAGCCAGCCGGTGGTGGCCAGACGTGATCCTGTGCACATCCGCGTTCTTCATCCCCCCGTGGCTGCTAGAGATCCTCCGCCACCACAAGCACAAGATCATCATGCTGATGACCGAATCACCGTACCAGGACGACTTCCAGCTCAAAATGGCACAGTACGCGGACCTGACCCTGCTCAACGACCCGGTCAACCTCGCCGCCTACCGGCAGATCGGCCCCGCCGAATACATGCCCCAGGCGTACCGGGAGAAGATCCACTACCCGGCCGCGCCAGGCACCGGCCGCGAATACGACCTGGCGTTCATCGGCACCGGGTTCCCCTCCCGCATCAGGTTCTTCTCGGCGATGGACCTGGCCGGGCTGAACGTCCGCCTGTCCGGCCTGTGGATGGACCTGCCGGAGGACTCCCCGCTGCGCGACTGGACGGCCACTGACGCCGACGACTGCGTCGACAACGCCGAGACCGCGCAGATCTACCGGCGCTCACGGTGCGGCATCAACTTCTACCGGCGCGAGGCTGAGGCGGCGCACGAGGGGGAAGGCACCGCCTGCGGGCCCCGCGAGATCGAGATGGCCGCCACGGGATTGTGGTTCGCCCGGGACCCCCGGCCCGAGTCCGACGAGCTGTTCCCGATGCTGCCCTCGTTCAGCAGCCCGGAAGAGGCGTCGGACCTCATCCGCTGGGCACTCGCCCACCCCGAAGCCCGCGCCGCGGAGGCAGCCGGAGCCCGCGCCGCGGTCGCGGACCGGACGTTCGAGGCAAACGCGAAGCGGCTACTCCAGCTTCTCCAGCGCTAGCTCCGCAGCCCGCCCGAACCTGATCCAGCCTCCCGGGTCAGTGACGTAAATCCGCGCTGGCTGCCGGTCCTCGCCGCAATTAGGGCAGGTCCCGTCGAACGGGAACCTGCCGTCGTGCCAGACCAGCACATCGGCGCCGCCGTCGGGGTCGGCGAAGATCACCGCCTTGCCCACGTAGCCGCCCATCTGCGGCCACCACAGGGCGACGCCCCGTCGGCCATCGATCTCCACGACCTCCCCGGCCGAGCACTGCTCAGCCGACGGCGGATTCATCATGCCTCCCAGCGTAAAGCCCGCGCCCGAAAACTGCTCCGGCTGCTCAGCCGGCAGCCCGTCACGATGTAGGGAGAAACACCGATGCCATCACAGCGGCGGCACGGCCGGAACGCCCAAATCTACCTCGGCCTGACCAGCGGCACCGTCGCGACGCCGCTGCCGTTCCAGGCGTCCTGGACCCTGAACAGGGTCAGCGACAAATCCGAGGTCACGGCATTCGGAGACGCCAACAAGACATACGTGGGCGGGCTGCCTGATGCCTCCGGCGACTTCGGCGGCTTCATGGACGCCGGCACATCCCAGACCTACATAGCCGCCTCGGACGGGCTCCCGCGCAACTTCTATTTGTACTGGGACGCGGTAAACGATCCTTCGTCGTACTGGTACGGCACCATTCTTCCCGATTTCAGCGCCGATGGTGCAGTTGCGGGGCCTGTTAACTTTAAAAGTACCTGGAACGCAGCCGGGCCGGTGCAACGTTACACGGCCTGGGGCGGGATGGGGACCTGACCTGTGAAGATCGTCATCAACGGTGAGTCGTTCGACTACGACAGCGAACGGCGGCCGATGTCGGAGGCCCTCGCGATCGAGGATGCCTACAAGCGCCGGTACGTCGAATGGCAGGCGGATCTCATCGCCGGGTCCGCCCGGGCGATGTGCGTGCTCGTGTGGCTCATCTGGCGGCGCGACGGCCGCGACGTACCGTACGAGCACATCATCGACGGCACCGTCGACCTCGACGTGGAGGAGCTGATGCAGTCGATAGTCGAGTCCTCGCAAGCTGCCGCGGAGGCCGCCCCGGACCCTACGACCCCCGGTGCCACCCCGGACCCGGATGGCACACCTGGGACCGTAACCGCTACCTCGGGGGCTTCGCCCAGTACCTCCACATCCGCCCGTGGGAAATCGAAAAGCTGAGCGTCGATGATTTCGAGACCCTCATCGACTATCTAGAGGAAAGCGCCGGCGGGGACGGCTAACCGGGCGGCGCGGCGCTCAGCGATTGCCTGGCAGGCCACCTCGGCGAGCCACACGAGCAGGCGGAGGGCGTACCAGGCGGCCATGACGGGCAGTACGAACCACACGCACAGCAGCCACCCGAGCGGCCCCATGGAGACCCACCACCGGCCGCTAGATGACACCCCGGCCCTCATAGCCCCTCCTGGGCTTCTCGTTGTATCTGGAGGCGGCGCCGTTCGCGCTGGACCTGCATGTCGCGGGTGGGCGGGGTGAGCGCGATGATGGCGGCGCCGATCCAGCCGAGGAACAGGCCGAGGAGGAACCCGGTTCCGGGCCGGCCTTTGCGCCGGCCGATGAGGGTGGCGGCGACGATGCCGCCCAGTGCCCAGATGAGCAGGATCAGGGCGGCGGCGGGGGTCATGGCTTCTCTTCCTGTTCTTTCTCCATTATCGCGATTGCCGCGTTGATGGCGGCGACGGCGATCTGGTTCATGGGCGTGTGCGCCTCGAAGGCGAGGCGGCGCAGCTTTTCGTGCACCGGCCTGGGTAGCCGGATGGTCAGCGCCTGCGTGTCATCTTCTGTCATGCCATCACGCTACCGCGCTACCGGAGGTGTCCCGCGATGCCCGGCACTGAGCAGGCGATCCTGGCCGACCGGCTCCGCAGGGCCGCGCAGCCCATCGCCGACGACGCCCGCCTCCGCTCCGCCCGCTGGTCGGTCCGCGTCCCCCTGTCCGTCCGCCTCCAGGGCGGCGCGTCCCGCATCACCATCGCCGCCGGGGGCACCCGCGCCCCCCAGGCCAAGACGATGGAAGGCAACCCGGACGGCACGCCCTGCGCCCACCCCGTCTACGGTCACGGCCCCCGCATCCGCGGCCCCCTGATCGGCGACCACCATGACCCGCCCGGCTGGACCTGGGTCAAGCAGCCCCCGCGCCCGTTCCTGGCCGAGGCCGTCGACGCGAAGCAAGACGAGATGACGGAGATCTTCGCCGGGATTATCGATGACTGGTGTTTGCAGATGGGGTACCGCGAACGCTGAACAGCTGACCTTGTTCTAAGCGACGAATGACTTGATCGGAGGCCCAGCATTGGTGCTGGTCAAGTCAGTAGAAGTCGATCTCTCCGTGAAGGGCGACGCCGACGCCAAGGCCAGGATCGATGACGTCGACAAACGCGCGGAGGCCCTGAAAAAGGCGTTCCCCACCTACAAGCTGAAGATCGAATCGGCGGCGGCGTCGGAGAAGCTGAAGGTATTCCGGGCGGAGCTCGCCGACGCGACTAAGACGCGTACCGAGAACATCAAGGTTAAGGTCGACGACTCCGCGCTGGCCAAGTTCGCGAAGTCGGCGCAGGGCGCGGGCGGCCCGTCGTGGCTGGGTCCCGCGCTGGCGCTCACCCCCGCCGTCGGCACGCTAGGCGCAGTGACCGCAGGAGCGGCCGTCGGCATAGCCGGCGCGTTCACCGCCGCGGCGGGTGCCGTGGCCTCGTTCGGCGCCGTCGCCAAGCCCGTCCTGACCGACGCCAGAACAGCGGCCACGGCAGTTGAGACGGCACAGAACGCGGACGCCGCCGCGGTCGCGAAGGTCACCGCCCAGTACGCCTACGCCATGTCGGTCGCGAAGACGAAGGCGCAGCGGCAGGCCGCGTACGCGGCGGAGCAGAAAGGCTTCAGCAGCGCCGAGCTCGCCCAGGCCGCAGCCATCAGCAAGGCGTACGCGAACCTGTCCCCCGCGCAGATCGCCCTGTCCAAGCAGCTCGGGGCGATGGCGGACGCCTGGGATGCGGTGAAGGCCGCCGAGACCCCGGTGGTTGCCGGGGCGCTGCAGCCGTGGCTGAAGTCCGTCACGGCCCTGACGAAGAACCTCGCGCCGGTCATCGCCGCGGTCTCCCCCGTCATCGCCTACCTCGGCGTCCAGTTCGACGCCCTGGTCAACTCGGCCGCGTTCAAGGGATTCCGGGACTTCATCGCGGGCACCGGCACGGCCGCTGTCTCCGCGGGGGGCAGCACGATCATCGACCTGGTCAAGTCGTTCATGATCCTGCTACCCCAGTTCGACCCGCTGATCCGCGAGGCAGTCGGCTGGATCGCGGCCCTGGGACCCGCCGTGCTCAAATGGTCGAGCAGCAAGAAAGCCGCCGGCGACATCCAGGGTTTCATCCAGTTCTTCAGCAGGAACGGCCCCGCCGCCGGGGAGTTCCTGAGGAACGTCGGCGGCGCGCTGAAGGCCCTCGCGCCGGGCCTGACCTCGGGCGGCGCGGCCGAGCTGAGGGTCCTGTCTGATTTCTTCGGGTTCATCGCGAAGCTGCCGCCGGCTATCGCGAAGCCGCTGGCAGAGGTGGCCGGGGCGCTGCTGATCATGAACAAGCTCGGCGTGTTCTCCGTCGGGATCAAGCTGATCGGCCTGGGCGGAGCTGGCGCGGCCGAGGGCGGCGCGGCCGAGGACGCCGCAGGCGCCGCGGGGTTGTGGTCCAGGCTCCTGCCGGGCGTGCGGCTGGCCGGCGGGGTGCTGATCGCCGACGTGATCATTTCCACGGTCCTGAAGACCGTCGGCGGGGGCCCGGGCAAGCCGAACCCGTTCGACAACCCGTTCGGCGGCGCGAACCCCGCCAACCCGGTGAAGGGCGCGAAGCCGAACGCGCTGTCCTCGTGGGACCAGCTCGGGGCTGATATCGCGAACATCTGGAACAGCACCTGGAACAACACGATCACCCGGACGGCGAAAGGCTTCCACGACCTCGCGGGATGGTTCGACACCGGCCGCCACGACGTCGCGGCGACCTGGGACGCCCTGGGGCACTACCTGGTCAGCTCGTTCGACGTCACCCGGCACCAGGTCGCCGGCACCGCCGCAGGCCTGGGTCACGACGTCGCCGGCAGTTTCGACACGACCCGCCACCAGGTCTCCTCCGCCTGGGATACGACCTGGAACAACACGGTCGCCCGGGCGCAGCGCGGCTTCCACGACACGGCCGGGGTATTCGACCAGCTGCGGCACGGCGTCGCCACCGAACTGGATCAGGTCCGGGCCGGGGCGGCCCTGGCATGGAACCAGCTCTGGGCCAGCACGGTGTCCAGGGTCAGCAACGGCGTCAGCACCGTGGTGTCCTGGTTCCGGGGGCTGCCCGGCAAGATCGGCGGCGCGCTGGGGAACGCGGGCGCGACGCTGCGCGGCTGGGGCGCCGCCGTGATCAGCGGGCTGCTGTCCGGGATGACCAGCGTGATCGGCTCGGTGTGGAACTTCATCAAGGGGATCCCTGGCAGGATCCTGTCATTCCTCGGCATCAAGTCCCCGCCGCAGTGGGCCATCGACGCGGGCAAGCACATCATGAACGGCCTGGGCATCGGCATGAACCAGGCCCAGGCGGCGCTGATCAAGAACACCAAGGCGGCGGCGGCGGCTGCCGCCGGCGCGGTCAGCTCCGGGACGACCGCCGGGCACATGTCCGCGGCGGCGATCGCCGCCCTGTGGACGTCGCTGGGCGGCCCGGCCTACGCTGCCGCGAACATGGCGCGGATCGCCTACGCGGAATCCGGTGACAACCCGTCGATCGTGCAGGCCGGCCAGCCGCCCGGCCTGACCGGCTACGGCCTGTACCAGATCACCCCCACCTCCGGGATCTGGCAGAACGGCGCGTTCGGGAACCTGCTCAACGCGGCCAACAACACCCGTGCCGCGATCTCCCTGTTCAGGGGATCGGGATACGGCCCCTGGACATCGGACCCGGTCGGCTCGTCCCTGGTCGCCGGGGGCCTGGGCTACGCGTCCGGCACGGCCAGCGCGCGGCCCGGGTGGGCGTGGGTCGGCGAGCGGGGCCCGGAGATGGTCCGGTTCCGGGGCGGCGAGCAGGTCATCCCCGCCCGCGCCATCGCCGGCTCCGGCGGCCGGGGCGGCGCGCTCGTCCAGCTCGAGGTCACCGGCAGCGGACACGGCACATTCGACGCGTTCCTGCTCAAGTGGATCCAGGAGCATGTCCGGGTCAAGGGCGGCGGCAACGTCCAGCACGCGTTCGGGCGCCGGTGAGCTAGTGGCTACTTTCCCCGGGACCGGTCGTACTTCAGATGACAGCTAACGCATCTCGGAACGTAATCCGACAGAGCCGCCCCGCTGGTGCCATGGACCTGTGACCACTGTTGCGCCTGGCCGCCGCATGTCACGCACCGGTAGTTCCTTGCAGGCCCCTGGCGGCGGACTACCTTCTTGTGGTTGCCGGAATAGCCCGGCGGGTTCCCGGTATGTTTCCCGCAATTACATCCAGGCTCGCAGACCGGATAGTCATGACGGCCGCAGGTGCAGCCCGCCGGGCAAATCCGGCCGGTCCGGGCGTGACGGCCGCAGGTGCAGCCCGCCGGGCAGGGCTTGTAGGTCACGGAATGCCGCTTGCAGGTACAGCCTTCCGGGCAGGGGTTTCCTGTCTTGGAATGCTTTTTGCAGGTACAGCCTTCCGGGCAGGCGGGGTGAGCCCTGAAATGCCTTTCGCAGGTACAGCCTTCCGGGCACTTAAGACTCATATACATACCCTATAACGTCCTGAGAAGGGGGGTGATGCTTTAAATGTCCACCTTCCCCGGGGCACCTCCGAACCCGCTCGGGTTCAAGGCCGAGCTCCTCCTCGCCGGAAGCTGGACATTAGCCCGCTGACGTCACCGCGTTCGTGATGCTGCGCGACCGGGTGCAGATCACCGGCATGGGCCGCCCGGACGAATCGAACGGGATCTCCGCCAGCCAGCTCACCCTGACCCTGAAGAACGACGGCCGGTTCACCCCGAAGAACGCCAGCGCGCCAGCCCCGTACCTGAATAATATCCTGCGGAACACCCAGATCCGGGTGAGCGTCAACGCGACGTCCGCGACGGGCGTCGCCTACAGCCAGTACAGGTTCTTCGGCGAGATCAGCAGCTGGCCGCCCGCCACCGACATCAGCGGCCGCGACACCTACGTCTCCATCACCGCGGCGGGTATCTGGCAGCGCATCGTCCAGTCCTCGGCGACCATCGGCAGTCCCTACAGCCGGTATGCCGGGCAGCAGACCGGGGTCAATGTCCCCGCGTCGTACTGGGCGATGGAGGACGGCTCCGGCTCCACGGTCCTGGTGACGGACGTGGGCGCGGGTGCGGCAGCGACGTTCACCGGCGTCCCGTCGTTCGCCGCGGACGGGACCAGCTTCGCCGGGTCCGACGCGCTGATGCAGTTCGCCGGCGCCAGGGTCACCGCGAATGTCACGTCGGCCGCGACGCCCACGAACACGGTGGTGAGGTTCGCGCTGTCGGTCCCGGCGGCGGGTGACAGCGAGGCCTCGACATTCGCCGGCGGCGCTGAGGTCGCGAAGATCTTCAGCCCGTCCGCGACGATCAAGCGGGTGGACGTGTCGCTGGTCGCCAGCCAGCTGCAGATCCACGGGTACACCTCGACGGCGGGCGGCGCCGCGGCGTTCTCCGGCACGATCACCACGAAGGTCAACGGCGTCCCGGTCCTGGTCAGCGTGGAGCTCACCCCGTCCGGGTCCTCCGTCAACTGGGCGCTGCGGATCATCAAGCCCGGCGCGGCGGCGGCGCTGGACCAGGTGACCGGCACCCGCGCGTCGTCGACGCTCGCGGCGGTCACGCAGGTGTTTCTGGACGGCCAGGGCAGGCTGGCCGACACCTCCGGCGGGCATCTCGGCGTGTTCTACGCGGTGCCGTCCCTGGTCACCGCGGCGGCGGCGCTCGGCGGGTTCGCGGGGGAATTCGCGGTCGACCGGTTCAACCGGCTGTGCGGCGAGTTCGGGATCGCCACTACGGTCATCGGGTCCACGTCGGCGGCGATGGGCCCGCAGGCCGACGACACCCTCGCGAACATCCTGCAGTCCATCGAGGACACCGACGGCGGCCTGCTGTACGAGACCCGCGACCAGTTCGGCCTCGGCTACCGCACCCTGATCAGCCTGCAGAACCAGTCGGTCGCGGTGACGCTGAACTACACGGCGGGGGTCCTCGGCGCACCGCCGGCGCCCACCTATGACCTCCAGCTGGTCAAGAACTCCTGGGCCGTCACCAACACCGACGGGTACGTCGCGCAGGCGACGCTGACATCGGGGGCGGTCTCCGTCCAGCAGACCCCCAACGGCGTCGGGGTGTACGCCGGGACGGCGAACTGCAACGCCAGCACCCACGCGCAGGTCAACGCGATCGCGCAGCAGCGGCTGTTCACCGGGACCGTCGATGACGTGCGGTATCCGACGGTCACGATGAACATGGCCCGGGCGCAGGCCGCGCCGCTGTTCGCGTCGGTGCCGGGCCTGCGGATCGGCGACTACATGCAGGTCACGACCCTGCCCGCGACGGTAGGGGGGAGCTCGACCAGCAAGCAGCTGGCGTGGGGGTACGCCGAGACGATCAGCCACAACTCGTGGACGATCGTGTTCAACGCGGTCCCCGAATCACCGTTCGAAACCGGCTATAGCCCCGGGGTGTTCTCCGTCGTGCAGGCGGCCACGCAGGGCGTCGCCGCCGGGTCCGCGGTGGGCTCCACGGTGTCCGGGTCGCAGATCGCGGCGGGCGCGGTCGGCGGCGCCGCGATATCGAACGTGATCAGCGCCCGGTCGGTCGGCGGGGTCACCTCGTTCATCGCCGCCAGCACGCCGTTCGACTGGTCGTTCGCCGTATCCGGCACCCCGACCGACGACACGTTCTTCATCTGCACCGAGGACCAGGCGCTGCCGATCGCGGTCGGTGACACGTTCACGAACTCCGGCGGCCTCGGCGGCCCGTTCACCGTCACGTCACTGGACCCGCCGTCCGGCGGGAACGTCAGCATCCACTACACGCCGGATGCGTCCGGCGTGATGAGCTCCGGCACCGTGTCCGGCGGGAAGAACGGCGACACCTGGGTCAACACCAGCGCCGGCAACCAGGTCAACCAGTGGGCGAACGGGGCGTGGGTACCGGTCCAGTTCGGGCCCAGCGCGACCGGGAACACCGGCGCCGTCCAGAACGACAACCCGTACTTCGCCGCCGGGGACCCCACCGGCTGGTCCGGGTTCAACGGGTCGTTCGCGGTCACCGCCTCCCCGCCCGCGGGCGCCTCCTACCCGTACGCCGGGGTGTACGTCAACAACGGGGTCACGGCCGGCGCGATGGAGGAAGGCGACACCAACGGCAGCGGGTTCGCCGTGACCCCGCTTACCCAGATCAGCATCAGCGGCTGGTTCCGGTCCACCTCCACGACCATCCAGATCGGGTTCGACTACGCCAACGCCGCCTTCGGGTTCGTCGCCGGGCCCACGAACCAGAACTTCACCGTCACCGCGAACACCTGGACTCAGCTGACCGCGGTGCAGACGGTGCCCGCGACCGCCGCGTGGGCGCGGCCCCGGATCGGGTGCTCCACTGCCAACGGCAGTACCACGTACGCGCAGGCTGTCGTGTGCTCGCAGCAGGTCCCCGGGACGCTGATCCAGGCCGGGACCGTCACCGCGGCGCAGATCCTCGCCGGGACGATCACCGCCGGCCTGCTGGCAGCCGGAGCAGTCATCGCCGGGAAGATCGCAGCGGGAGCCATCGACGGCATGACGATCACCGGCGCGAACATCATCGCGGACGGTAACGCCGACCAGCTGCTCATTTACTCGGGCGCCCCGTCCAGCAGCAACCTGATCGCGAACATATCCGGCGCGGCCGGCACCGACGGATTCGGTACCGCCATCGCCGCAGGCGTCGAGATCCAGCAGGGCGGCCTGGTCCTGGATGATCAGGCGGGGGCACCGACTGCCGTATCTGGCGCCAGCGTGCTGTATTCCAGTATTGCCGGGCGGCCTCGGTACCTAAGCGGCGCAGGAGCAGACGATATCCTGGAACGCGGATCGATCAACGTCGCAACGTTCCCTGTCGGCAACACCGTAACCCCAACCATTATTTCTGCCCCAATCGCGTATCTTGCAGGTGAGGGTAGCCAGTCAAGCTCTTTCGAGCTTGAGTTCTGGGGAAATCTCTCCATGGGTGCGACGGTTGAGACCCCCGGTTTCTGGTTGTACATCGACGGAGCCGCACCTAGCGGTAACTCGGTTGTTAGCTTCGGCGGAGCCTCGCTTATCGCTAGTAACGGCTATGACTATCACGTCAAGATGCTCGTTGCAATCTCAGGCGGTGGCGCTAGCGGCCACATCTCTATCGTCGGGCACGGGACGCTTTCCGCCCATAATGCAAATGAGCAGTACACCGGCACGGGCGGTATCAACTTGTGCGGAGCCAGTCAGGTTACGGGCCTCGCCTTTGACACGACGGCTAACCATACGATCCAGGCATATCTTGTCTGGGGCGGTGCGGGCGGCCAGAACGCGAACACTTATGTCACCAAGATCGTCAGATATAGTTAAGGGGGAATACAATGGCAGGGTCCGTTATAGGCAGTGATCAGGTCAACAATGTCATTACCAGCCTCGCCGTGAACCTCCGCAACATCATGCAGCAGATCTCCAACCTGAACAAGTCCGTCAACGGGCAGGCTGCCGGGCTCGCCTACCTGGTGTCCATCGGGTACAGCAACACGATCGCTACATCGAGCCCGAACAACCCGGTAATCAACGGCACGATGATCACCGATGCTCAGTACGCGCTGAACATGATCGGCTACCTAAACACGGTCGCTGCCGTCTACTTCGGCACGGCCCCCCAGACCCCGGCGTTCTCTTTCGATGAGGAACTCTCGCAGGTATGGGCTGGGCAAATCGGCTAGCCCGTGACCCTTTGACGCCCCCGGGGGGAGGTAGACGTGGCCGCTGGCGACCCTGGCGGGGCAGCGCCGGGCGCCAGCCCCGGGCCCGGCGTGGACCGTTTCGGGACACCGGTCATCGACCCGACCCAGAACGTCCTGGACCTGGTCAACGCCGCGATCAAACGGCAGGACGACCTCCGCGAGATGCAATCCGCGCATGTCACCCAGCTCGGCCAGCTGCGCGAGGACCACGCGAGGTACATCACCGAGCTGCGGGCGCAGTACGGGACGGAGCTGCGCCAGGCCGAGACCGCCAGGATCGACGCCATCCGGGCCGTCGACGTCGGCGCGGTCAACCGGGCCGCCGAGGTGTCCGCCACCCAGGCGGCAACCCTGGCCACCCAGGTAGCCACGTCCGCCGAGGCCCTGCGAGGCCAGGTCGAGGCGGCACGCCAGCAGACCGCCACCGCCCTGGCCGCCGCCCTGGAACCCATCCAGAAAGACATCCAGGACCTCCGCCGCGCCCAGTACGAGGCGCAGGGCCAGAAAACCCAGGTCGTGGAGACATCCGCCACCACCCGGGACGACGTGTCCATCGAGGCGGCACGCATCCAGGCGGCGGCGCAGCGGACCCAGGTGTACGCCCTGATCATCGCGGCGCTCGTCCTCGCAGTCGGGCTCTACGCCGCCTTCCACAAGTAGCAGGAGACCAGCATGGCCGGACCGGTCGAACGGAAAGTCCAGGCGTCCACGGCCGCCGCCGCCGCGGCCGGGCTCGCCCTGTGGGCGCTCGGCCACTACGTGTTCAGGTCCGGCGTCCCCGACGTGGTCGCCTCCTGGATCTACGTCCTCGTGCCTGGCGCGCTCACGTTCGGCGCGGGCTACCTCGCGAAGCACACGGACCGGCTGATAGCCACGGTCACCGTGCCGGGGCGCCGCGTGACCGCTGCGGACTTCCCTGGCCTGCCGCCAGGACCCGCACCAGGCGCCACGCCGCCGCCGCAGAAGACACTGCTGCCTCCCGCCGCACCGGAGTGACCCGCAGCCGGGAGCCGGGCGCTAGGTTCCTGTCGTCTCAGTCCTGGCGTGATGGTCGAGCCATGCCCTCACAGCGTCGGCGATGACACGGCGGACGGGCTGGCCGGTGGCGCTGGCATAGTCCTCAAGGCGCTGCCGCTCGGCCCCTAGTCGCAGGCTGAGGGGCTTCTCCCGGTGGCGGTCAGGCATCAGATGCTTTCTCCCAGCCAGTCCCGGTCCGCCATGGTCTCGTTGTAAGCGGCCACTGCGCCGAGGACTTGCTCGCGGACTTCGGCCCACAGGGCGATCGTGAGGGTGCCGCCGTCCTCGCTGCAGAAGGCTGCCAGGGCGACGGGCGTGACGTCCTGGAGCCATTCCACCCACGCGCCGAAACCGTCCGCGGTCGTGCGCATCGCGGCGGCCCGCACCGTCCCGGGGGGCACCTGACCTTCGCTGACCGTGATCGCGCCGAGGGCGGCGCGGGTGATCAGGCAGCGGCTGGCCGACGTCATTGTCCGGCTGCGCGGTACTTCCGTGTCGGCGGCCGGCGCCAGCTTGTATAGCCCGGCTTCGCGGCCGATTCCGCGCAGCAGGTCTTGCAGGGCTTCGCTGACCTTGCGAGCATCTTCGTGGCTGAGGACCGGGCCGGGCTCGCCTGCGGGGTGGGTGCCAGAGCCGTAGGTGACGCCTTCCTCCAGCTCCACCAGTGCCTCGTCTGCCTCGCGGCTGCGCTCGGCGCTGATGCCGGTACCGAAGGACGGCTCCAGGGGGTAGCTTGTGCCGTCGAGCCATATCAGGTGGCCGTAGCCTTCCTCTCCGAGCTGGACATGGCCGTTCGCGTCCTCAGGCTGCCGGGCGAGTGCCTTGACGGCCTCGGCGTCCAGTGCCGCGACACCGTCGCCCAGGTCCATGATCCGCAGGCCGCCCAGAGCGGTCCCGCTCTGCTCCAGGTACTTCGCGGACTCGGGTCCGGTGGTGACGGTGTAGTCGGTCCAGCCGGGCAGTTCGGTGGCCATCTCAGTTCCTCCCGTTTGGTGGTAGCTCCACTCTATGTGTGGTAGCTCCACAAAGTCAAGCCGCTAGGAGGCACCCATTGATCGTCGACTACTCGGCCATCCGGCCGCCCGCCGCCGTCCTGAAAGCAGCTGGGGTCACCGCCGCCGGCCGCTACATCGGGTGGGACTCAGTCCCCGGCTTCGCCTCGATCGGCAAGAACATCACCAGGGCCGAGGCTGATGCCCTGACCGGTGCCGGGATCGCCGTGTTCCTCGCGTTCGAGTACGCAGCCGACGCGGTCACCAAGGGAGCCGCGCAGGGCCGCGCGGACGGCCGCCTGGCCATCACCCAGCTGGCCGCCCTCGGCGCCCCCGCCGGCATGACCGTCTACTTCGCCGTCGACTTCGACATACCCGACTACGCGCCGCGCCTCCCCGACACTCCCCCGAACGCCGCCGCGAAACTCGGCCCAGCCGCGGACTACTTCCGCGCCATCACCACGCTCGGGGGCCGCACCTGCCGGGTCGGCATCTACGGCGGCTACTACGCCTGCAAGCGGACCCTGGACGCCGGGCTGGCCGTCATGGCGTGGCAGACCGTCGCGTGGTCCGGGGGGCAGCGCGACCCGCGGGCCGTGCTCTACCAGCTCGCCGGGTCCGCCCCCCTCGCGGGCGCCGACGTCAACATCCACGAGAGCACCGCGCCGGACTTCGGCCAGTGGCCGCGCCCCAAGGGCGCCCAGCCGGACGGCCCGGCCCGGCCCGTCACCGAGGAGGACACCATGATCATGCTCGACCTGCCCGCCAGCGGCCCCGCCGCCGTGCTGCCCGTACCCGCCGGGGCAAAGACGCTGACGCTGTACGCCGACCCCGGCTACAAGGGCCTCACGCCGCCGGAGCTGCGGGTCATCTTCCACGGCCAGGGCGCCCGCACCGTCACCCCCGGCTGGGACTCCCCTGCCGCGCTGGCCGCCCCGGCCGGGTCGCGGGTGTCGATCGCCCGGCTCGACACCGGGAACGTGCCCGTCACCGCCGCCTGGTCGTGACAGTTACCACCGCCGGGCGCCGGGTCGGCTCGATCGGCGCCATCGAGCGGCCCGGTGACTACTTCGGCCCGGCCAAGGGC